TTATGGGGATGGCACTTATTTTTATATTTCTGCTGGTATGTATGGCTAAATTCCTATGATGTTGTTGGAGGGCTAAACATGTATAAGGCAGTAAAACAGGTATGCGCCACCTGCGGCAATGTGAATAAGCAAGCGTATCCGGGCAAGATGGTGTGCTACAAGCTAGATACTGTACGGCGAGGGCGTGAGGTTAAGCCTAGTGACAAGTGCAACAGGTGGAAGGGGGCGCAGTGACAGTGAAATTCAGGGGTAGACGGGTTGATAATGGTGAGATGGTGTATGGATATTACTTTAATTTTAAATCTACAGTAGGCGATGTTAATAAGAGCTTTATAGCTACTGGCGGAGAGTATTCACCAGATATGGGATTGCGTATATGCGGGTTAAAAGAAGTTGACCTTGCCACGGTCGGAGAGTACACCGAGCTTAAGGATAATACTGGCAAGCAAATTTACGAGGACGATATTGTACGGATTTACAGACCGGGAATTATTGAAACATTGTTAGCGGTTGTTAAGTTTAATGACGGGTGCTTTGATATTGAGTCTATTAGCAAGGCAACTCTTGGCAGAGATTATTTAAAGGTATACACGGCTAACCATGCAGTAAAAGTAATCGGCAATATACACGATAACCCGGAACTGCTGGAAGGGGATGGGGTTAGTGCGAGAGCATTATAACGGCACAATACCGGAAGGTAGCACAATAAAAGTAATGATAAACAACGAAGATGGCATAGTTAATGATTGCATTGTCAATAGGGACATAAAAATTGAAAAAGACAGTTTAATGCTAATAAGCGGTGGACTCGGAAGTCCGGTAAACATTGACTGGGTGGAAAAAGTAACATCAAAAATATTTGTATTACATGCCACGTGGCAAGATTGCTTAGTTATTAAAAATGATACGTTGTACGGTAGCTATTCGGATGCTAGCTGACAAACAAAAGAACAAGGCCACTGCGCGAGTGACCTTGTTCTAGAGGAGAAAGGACCATAGAAACGTTACGGTAATATTATACCCGGCTAGGCTGGGTTTATACGGGGAGGGGTAAGCGGTGCCAACTGTAAATATGAAATGCTTGTATTGCAATGACTATGGCGTTAGGTGCAAAGGAAAAGGTAAAGCTTGCGACAAGTTCCCAGGGCAAGTAATTAAACCGCCTGGAGGTGCTGACAATGGCTCGAACGCTTAAAAACTGCCGAATAATTAGGCGTGGTCTATGGCTTGGTGTTGGCAAACCAAAGGTAGAAAACGGCATGTGCGAAGGTTATTGTACCAATGAAAGTGACGAAACGTCTGAATTATGTAGGCAGTGTAGGCTTTTAAAGGAGGATGCTGACAATGTATAACGACAAGGCTATTGATAAGCTGATAGAGTGGGCGAAACGTCATGAATGCCCTAATCAATTGGGATTAAGAATAATATATTGCACCGGAGAAAAATGTGACGAGTGTTGGAAACAGGCACTAAGTACAGAACCGGAGGGTGACAATGGTTGAGCGACTAAAAGACGATCACTCCATCTACGATAAAGCCAAGGAAATACACAGGTTAATTAAAAAATGTAAAGAACATAGCAGCCCGGTAGTTTGTGTTGAATGTGATTTAAAGAAAGCGTGCTGGGGGGTAGACAATGGCTAAGATAACGGCTGAGCAAGCTATAGCGTGGTTAAAAGACGATGATGTTTATTGGATAAATCGAGATATAACACAGTTTATTATTGATAAATTACGCAAGTTACAGCGATTGGAGGGCGGTAAGTGATGGCTGATAGAGCATTAGGTGGTGAGCATAACGATAAGCAGTTACAGGCCGAAAAAGCCAGAGCGGCTAAACTGTTTGAGGCGTTAAAAATAGCCAGACCACTTGAAGAATGGGGAGAGGATTACGGTGATGTATTATGGTGGAAATTTCCGATATGTGAGCCGCCATACGTTGGCTCTCCGCTTGATTGTAATTGGTCTGGCTATCACACACATTGGACGCCGATTATAGAGCCGGAACCGCCTGGGGGGTGCTGATAATGGCTAAGATAACGGCTGAACAGGCTAAAACAAAATTGATTCTTCTTGCTAGCATATTAGGCTATAACGATGACAACGAATTAGCAGATATAGCAAATATGCTTGATGATATGGATAATGCGGTGCAAGCGGCAAATGAATTAATAAAATACCCCAGCTTCAGAAATTCAGACACTAGTATAAATATTAGTCCAATACCATATGCAAAATTGGTTAGTGCATTACAACGGTTAGAAAGGGGCGGTAAGTGATGGACGGTAAGAAAAGCAAATTTGAGTACAATGGCTTTGTTGGTGGATGGGATCATTTTGCAGTAAATGCTGATAAATACACAAAAGAACAGGCTGAAGCTATTTATCGAGAAGAAGAATGCTACGATGACGAACCAACACCATACAAAGTAGGGAAAGCGTGGGTTAAATGGAGGGCGGGAGTAAACGAGGATAATGAGCCTTGCGTCGGATGGTGGATTGAATATAAGGAGCCACAAAAAGGGGCTGTGCCTGTTTGGGTATTTAGCTATGAAAGGGGCGGTAAGTGATGGCTAAGTGTAAAAACTGCGGTAACCAAATTCAGGGCTGGTGCGATTATTGTAATGATGATTGTTATAACGCTTATCAATATAAAAAGGTAGAAAAAGAAAATGCCGACCTACGCAAGGGACTTCAGCAGGAGCACGATAAGGTAACGAGGCTGGCAGAAAAATTACACCATGTATCAATGAATCACGGTGAATGGATGAAAGCAAACGAAAAGCAAAGGGTTACAATAGCGGCTTTGCGGTTGGCACTGGATAAATTAGCGCGATTAGGGAATGAACCGAACTATGGCAATAGTATTGGAAACGAAATAGCACAACAGGCATTATCAGATACGACCGGAGCGGAACTACTCGATAAGATTGAAACTACAGAAATAGCATTAAAAAACCGCAATAGAATCATTGAGGAATTGCAAAAAGAATCCGTTAGGTTGGAGCAAGAGAATCAGGCGTTAAGGTGCTGCGGTAATTGCCGTTATCAAAGTCATAAGCCCCCAAAAGAGTGTATTGATTGCGGTGGTATTGATAATGAATATGCTGGTTGGCAATTAGCAGAAAGGCTGGTGAGTAAGAGTGAGTGAGTGGGGCGACGAATGGATGGAACAAGAAATAATTATTAAATGGTGCGAAAAACATGGGTTAAAGGTAGGCGCCAAAGAGAAAGAATTAATGGAGATTTTTACTAACATTAGGATAAACAATATTTGTCAGTTACAGGCAGCAAAAGCCAGGGCAGATGGATTAGAAGAAAAACTATCGATTATGCAAAATGAAACTAAGAACCAAATTGTAGCACGTGATAAGGCAGAGGCTAGGGTGGCTGAGTTGGTTGGGGCGCTAGACAGCTGTATGAATAGGCTTAAATTTTTAGGCTCAGACGAAGCGAAATATTACAGCTGTGATAATAGCTTTTGGATTGAAGAGGCAGAGAAAGCCCTAGCCAAGGCAAAGGAGAGTGATAACAATGGATAATCTAGCAACTATTTCCCAGCGATACTTCATAAAGTTGCTTTGCGATAATTTAGGTTATGATTATGACAATTATTTGAGCGTTGATTTAACAAAACAAGATGCATCGGAAATCATAACCGAATTAAAAAACGAGTGGGCAGGATAATCCCTGCAATAAGGAGGCGACCGACAATGGTTAAAACACATAAGTTAAGTAAAATTGTAAGGTTTCACAGTCAATCTGAGTATGCGAACGAAATACTATCACCAAGCCGCAAGAACAATACAATTGTATTGCAAATTGAAAATATTAGTTGTGGAAAATATGATTTTATCGCAGAAGTTATTAATACAAATGATTATGAAAAAGTGGAGGAGGCGACCGACAATACAAAAACTGACTAACATAATATACAACCTGCTATGCACTCCGCTCGGTTGGTTGGCGCTGATCGGCGCGAGTGTAGCAGTGGCAGTAGCAATAAAGGGGGCGTGAGGAGTGGACAAACAAAGCTATGACTATATAAAAATTGGTGAGCAAGTTATATATAAATACAAGTTTTGCAAGTGGTTACCAGCAATAAAGATAAAGGGGAAAGTTTGGGCGAAATCAATGGATGGTGATGGAAGTATTAAGTACGGGCTAGTTTTAGATGGTACCCCGACAAATAATAACGTAGTAAAAATAAGCTAATAACAGGGGCAGTAGCGATAAAGGGGGCGTGAGGAATGGATAAAAATGAGATGTTGGCAATGGAGCCAGGGCGGGAACTTGATACTTTAGTGGCTGAAAAAATATTTGGGCTTGAATATATGGAATGTATCGGTTGCTATATTGACAGTAATGGCAATGAACAAAAAATACAACGACACAGTACAGAAATTGCGGCGGCGTGGGAGATCATTGAGAAAATGTATGAACTTGGTTTTCGATATTGTGTAAATATTCTCGATGATTGGAGATTTGAAAAGCCTACACATCATTGCTGTTTTGCAAAGCTAAAGTCAGACTGTACAGACGGTTTATATATAAAGGACTACGACCATTTCCATGCTTATGGTGATACGGTGCCAGGAGTAGTATGCAAAGCCGCGCTATTGGTAATGGAGGTTGGCGAATGAAAATATATGTACAGCCTAATACCAATGCTGGAGTGCATGGTGGAGGAGACAAATCCTTAATATTTAGAGATTACTTTATAACTATTGGAAAGTCGCCTATTGTCGAGGTAATAAAAACTGAAACGGGGCGTAGCGGTGGATTTTATGGCAGAGAGTGTAGTGAAGAATTTGGAGAAAAAATAATCAAACTGATCGAAGACGAATTTGCGAGGTTAGATAAGTATTACATCAGATTAGATGAGGCCAAAACATGAAAATACAAAAAGAACCTGGAACCCAAATTTGTTTAGATGGTAATGGTGATACATGTTTGATGTTTGGCGACTATTTTGTATCTTACGGTAAAACGCCTGTGGTTGAAGTCATAACCACCGAAGTAGGGCACGGTGTTGGGTTCCGTTTCAGAGAGTGCAGCAAAGAATTTGGAGAAAAGATAATGAAAATGATCGAAGATGAAGTCAAAAAAATTGATGATGGATACATAGAGAGGATGGTGGAGGTCAGCAATGATAAAGACAAATAGATGTAAACAAGTACAAAAGGTCGTTCAACATTATATCAGGCGACAAATACCTTTTACTCTTAAAGGAATTAAATTAAAAGTAAGCCGTTCGATAGATTTACGGCAAGAGGATGACGTAATTATTAAAGGTTGCAGTTTTGAGCCAGCCAACAGTAAAAAAAATAAGAAAACGATTGGAGTTAAGATAACTGATAAGCGAATTAAAAGAAACGAATTTCCACTCTTTATTTTTTCACCGAGCCAGTACAAAGAGATGGATTTAGCAAGAAACCAATTTTATAAATAAGCGATTAGGGGCGGCGTAAAGGAGGCGTTAGAATTGCCTAAACAAACTTTAACCGAGTATTATAAATTACCGCAGATGGAAAGAGATTTTAGACAGTATGCAAGGCACTTAGAAGAATTAATGCACCCAGAATATAAGTCTTATGAGAATTTTGCGAAAGCAATTAATGAGTTTATAAAAGCGAATAAACCAAAATAAGGGGCGGATAATACCGCCCTATTCGTGTTGGGAGGGGTTAACATGCAAAAGGTGATTGATGGTGTAAGGGTTACATATACGGATGATATTAGCGACCAGGAGGCTGCGGTATACGCTAATCAGGAGATTGCCGAGTGGAAGGGCCAGCATAAACAGATTGACTACATGATGATAAAAATTGATGGCAATGAGGTTGTGATTGAGGCGCATGAGCGGTCACCGATCAGGAGAATAAGGCGAATTACCGGATACTTGAGTGAGGTTAGCAATTTTAATGATGGGAAACGTGCGGAACTTATAGACCGCACCAACCAGGACAACCAGGAATACAACTACCCGTCAGATAGAGAACGGTATTTAGAGAGACAAGCATTGCTAGGAGACTGATTGATTTTGTGGGGAGGGGTTAGCGTGGTTTTACAGAGAGAAACAGCGTACAAAGAGGAAAATAGGCAAGCCGCAAAATGGCTATTGGAATACCCCGAGAGAAGACAAGCTTATATAAATAGAATGAACTCAATCCAGTATTTAGGGGCTACACAATACGATGGTATGCCTCATGGCACCGATGTTGGAAGGCCGTGTGAGGCTAAAGGGATTAGACTGGCTGACTTGGATATTGACAAGAAATGGATAATGGCAATTGAGGATGCAGAGAGAACGCTAGGGCCGAAGAAGTTAGCATTCCTTGATATTAGGAGGCAGGCGGAAAAACAGAAAGCATCAACAGGCGGCAGGCCAGGATGGATGAATTACACCATGGAAAAGTATGCTGATTGGCAACATAGGCGTTATGGTGGGGATTATGTACCAAGCTACAATACTTTACGTGCATGGTGGGACGAAATACTAAATGTTGCTGTAAGGATAGCTATTCGGCGCGGATGCTTATAAAAAATACTTTTTGTTTGGCACAAAGGTACGAAAAACCCTGTCATACTAAAGATAGTAAAACTATGTCTCCGCAATGAGGATAAACTACTGCCGGAATGGTTTTAGCCAGGACAGCACATATTGCACAATAATGTGCCATAAGGCGGCGTTAGTGCTAGTTAGGCTTTAACCCTGAGGTATCAATGGGTGCCGCCGAGATTATCAGCAGCGACAATTGCGCTGACTAGATATATTGTTGTGGCGACGCCTGAAAGTCCAACAAACAGGTAGATCGCTGGTAGAATGTACAGCAGCGGCGGAATAATGGCGTAACTACCGCCGCAACGATAATAACCATGTCGCTCGCACCGGAGATATGGTGTCATAGATTGTTCATTACTTTTTACCTCCAGGGCCTTCGGGCCTGTACATGACAGCCTCCTGATTCCAGGGGGCTTTTATATTTGAGGTGATAATTGGCCTGTTGTTTGAGACTCAGGTTTTTATTGATCCTTTTTCTTTGCCTTTTTAGGGGAGGTGGTTGCTAAAATCAACTCATGATTTGCCACATTTAATATTGTCTAAGCTGAGAGGGGAAATGTAGAATGAGTGTTTTATATGAAACATTTATGGAAGGTGCATTAATACTAGCGACTCCAACGAAAATTACTAGTGCATCCGGGGTATTAACTTTGACATCTGCCAGCAATACTTTTATTGCATCTGGTACGGAGGATATTACTAGTATTACGGGTAATGGGCAAGGCATCTATGTGATTATCTGGAATACTGCACGGAAATTGACTTATAATTCTTCTAAACTGTTGCTGATTGGAAAAGCAGATCGAACCACGGCAGTTGGGGATGTAGGGGTGTATCAAGATTGCATGGGAGTTTTTACTGAACTCTTGTATCAGCCGATATCTGGCAAGGTGTCAGAAGCAGATTCCGCGACAACGGCTGATGCTTGCTCTGGCAATGCGGCGACGGCTACTAAATGGGCAACAGCCAGGACCTTGAGCTACACCGGGGATGCTACAGGCTCGATGTCGGTCGATGGTTCGGCAGAGACCAGCGCCGCTTTGACTCTTGCTTCTTCTGGCGTAACGGCCGGTACATACACCTCGGTTACGGTGGATGCGAAAGGACGGGTCACTGCCGGGACGAACCCGACAAGCGAGGCTATTAGTATAACTGGGAATGCGGCTACGGCTACGTTGGCTACTACGGCGACAACTTGTTCGGGTAATGCGGCAACCGCGACAAAGTTGGCGACGGCAAGAACTATAACTTTGGCTGGTGATGTTACAGGAAGTGGTACTTTCGATGGGTCCACGAATCTTTCTATAACAACAACCGGTGTAGAAGCGGCAAAATTGACCACTGCTAGAACAATCTCTATAACCGGAGATGCTAGCGGCAGTGCAAGTTTTGACGGTTCGGAAAATAAAAGTTTGGAACTAACTCTCGGCAGTTCTGGTGTAACTGCAGGAACTTATAATAGTGTTACTGTAGATTCTAAGGGAAGGGTAACATCTGGAACGAATACTTCAGTTGCGAGTGTACCGACAGGTGCAGTACAAGCTTTTGCAATGTCTACTATACCGTCTGGTTGGCTGGCATGTGATGGCTCGAAAGTATCGAGAACCGATTATGCTGATCTGTATGCGCTGATAGGTACGACCTTTGGGGAAGGCGATGGCAGTACAACGTTTGCATTGCCTGCGATACAGGATAATTTTATTCTTGGATTGGGCACTACCTACGCAACGTTGGGGGCAACTGGTGGGGAAAGCACGCATACGCTGACCACTGATGAAATGCCTGCACATACTCACACTTATACGACTAAAGCGAGTGCTCAGCCTCAATCGGGGTCTGACACTGATTGTTGGTATGGTACCGCTACAGGAGCTACTGGCAGTGCTGGTAGTGGTGATGCTCACAACAACATGCCGCCTTATATCGTGCTTAAATATTGCATCAAATATTAAGATCAATAAACTAGCCAAAGCAAAGAGAGCCGGATTATTCGGCTCTCTTTGCTTTGGCTATTAACTTTGAATATAACAGCATGACTGTTTAAATATATTTATATATACCAAGGAGGCGAGAGCCATGCCAATAGTTAACTGTAGTAAAACCGATTGCCTAAACCACGGCAAAGATGTCTGCACGGCTAATAGAATAAAACTGTTTAAAGGTAAATGCGACGGCTATATTACCAGCGCTGGTGGCATGAAACTTGTTGCCCCTCCGATGGAACGAAGGCATGGCAGCTTGCAGAATATGAGAACTAAACCATAATGCAAGTCGCACTTAGGAGCCTGCTCAAAAATGAGCAAACTCAACGGGGAAATAGGTGATTGCTATGCTAGTTAAACCGCATCGAATTGTAGATAAAACAGGTATGAAAAAAGTAAAAGCCATTGACCATTGCGAACGATGTGGACGCGAGGCCAACGGCTTTTTTAATTTAGAAGTCGCCCATGTTATAGGCAAGGGTGCGGGTGGGCCTGACATTAAGGAGAATTGCTTGAAACTGTGTGGCCCGGCTTGTATGAGTGCAGGGTGTCATGGTGCAGATCACCGGGGCAAGATTGGTAATGATGAACTATTCGGTTTGATCGCAGAGCGTGAGGGAAAGACACTGGATGAGATAAAGGACATAGTACACAGGGCTTGGAGGTTTGGCGAGTATGAAGCAACTTGACGATTTACTAAACTCCGCTTTCGATAAGCACCCCAAGGCAATGGATTTAGTATGTTTTTATATTGCAATGGCTTTAAGTTGCTTCATACTTGTGCTTTGGCAATATGTTAAAGGAGCGTAAATGATGGAGATAGAGACATTACCACCTATTCAACTACAAAAGTTATGTATGAAACTATCGGAGCGTATAGAACAACTGTGCAATGTGGTGGGCGGCTATGAAGTAGATGTAAGCGCCAAGGCTAAGTTATACAAGCGAGCGCAAGCACAGGCAGCGGTAATGGTTGACAGGAAGATACCGCCAAGCTTAGCTAAGATGGTTATAGAAGCTGAACCAAATGTAATGGCGGCGGCTGATGAATTAGAACAGGCAGAGGCTACGCTTATATTAGGGAAAGCTGAGCTAGCAGGGGTTGAGGCCAAATATCAGGCTGTGAAAAAGATTATTGATTTAAAAGTATGCGAGATAAGAAATTTTAGAGGTTAGGCGATAATGAAAGTTTGCTAGATGCGGATACTTTGCAGTAGATAGTAGGTGGTGGTGATTGGCACGGCATGATTGGGTAAAACTAAAAAGCAAATACCTTGCAGGATTATATAAGGACCTAAAAGAGTTTGCCACTAAAGAAAAAATTAATTATCAAGTGGTGCGAAATAACTCTAAAGGTTGGAACGAAGAAAAGTTACAGTACAATGACATGAAAGTTACAAAAATTACACAGCGAACTATTGATAAAGTAGTTGAAAAAGAAGCAGACCGAAACGCCAAGCATTTAGCGATTCAAGATTTAGCGCTTGATGCTATAGAGGAATATCTAAAAAATAGGCATTTTAAAAAGCATGTAATAAAGTATAAGTATTATGATAGCGAGGGGAAAGCGGATCACGAAGAACTAAAAAACGTCGAGTTAGAAGTAATGGATTCACGCGCGTTTTCAAATGTCGTTGCTTCATTGGAGAAGTTACAAAAAGGTCAGCGGCTTGCTTTGAATATGGATAAAGACAATAATGAAGCAAATGATCTTGTAGACGATGGCTTTATAGATGCACTAAAAAATGAAGCGCTTGATATATGGGCAGATGAAGGTGAACAGCATGAGTAAATGGATGTGCTTCGTTTCAGGACTATATACTGGAGTCGCAATACTAATAATATTGTTAATGATTTATAATGGCTGAGATCGTTAAAAAGGTTACCAAAGCAGTGCTTTTCTTTGTTGCCTTTTCACTCAAGCAAAAAAAGATACTTACATGGTGGACCGAGGCAAGCCCATATAAAGATTGCAATGGGATAATATGCGATGGTGCAATCAGAGCCGGGAAAACAGTTCCCATGGCTCTTTCTTTTGTATTTTGGGCAATGGATACCTTTGATGGCCATAACTTCGGCATGTGCGGCAAGTCGATAGGCTCTTTCCAACGTAATGTGTGGACATGGCTTAAACCTGCGCTAATTATTCGCGGTTATAGGATAAAAGAAAAGCGTACCGGTGAGGACAAGCACACCGAAATAGCATTTAGAGGAAAAATAAATAAGTTTTATATATTCGGCGGCAAGGATGAACGAAGCCAGGATTTAATACAAGGTATTACACTAGCAGGAATACTTTTCGATGAAGTGGCACTCATGCCAGAATCATTCGTCAATCAAGGGACTGGACGTTGCTCTGTAAAAGGTGCAAAATATTGGTTTAACTGTAATCCTGACGGGCCAATGCATTGGTTTAAAGTCAATTGGCTAGACAAAATTATAGATAAAAAATTATTCCACTTACATTTTGAGATGGACGATAATCCTAGCCTAGAAGAAGAAATTAAGCACAAGTATAAAACTATGTACGCCGGAGTATTCTTCCAGCGCTTTATTCTCGGATTATGGGTTATGGCTCAAGGAGCTATATATAAAGATTCTTGGTCTGACGAAAATCTTTTTGATGATAGTGATATGGAACCTGGAATATTAAATAATCCGTCATATAGACGCTATATTGTAATTGACTACGGTACGGCAAATGCAACGGTATTTTTGGATTGCATAGATGACGGGACGATTATATGGGTGTTTGATGAATATTATCACAGCGGCCATAAAACGGGCGTAACTAAATCAGATAAAGAATATACGGATGACTTGCTAACTTTTATTGATAGCAAGGGTGAAAGTTCGCTTAAGCCAATAATTATTATCGATCCATCAGCAGCCAGCTTTAAGGCCGAAATAAGAAGCCGCCATTTTAGATTGCGTGACACAATAGAAACAGTTAATGCTGATCACGAAGTATTGGATGGTATTCGCATGGTGTCGAGCATGTTATTACGGAATTTATTGCGCATACATCGTAAAAAGTGCCCTAATACAAAAAACGAATTATTATCATATGTGTGGGATGATAAAGCTATCAATAAGGGATTGAAAGAGCGCCCAATTAAGATAAATGACCATAGTTGCGATTGTTGTAGGTATCTAGTGAAGACGGTAGTATCTCCTAGAAGATTAACACGCTAATGCCTTATAGATTTAGATTCATATAAACGCCGTCGAGATCATCCTGGGTAATGCCAATATATCGAAGAGTGGTCGAAGGTGTTGAGTGATTAAATAACTTTTGTATAACCTCAATTGAAACCCCGGATTTATAAGCGTGATAGCCGAATGTTTTTCGCAGGGTATGCGTTCCAATCTTATCTGTTATTCCAATCTCCCTGGCAGCATTATTTATGATTTTATACGCCTGATCCCGTTGAAGGGGAGCCTTACCATTGTTCTGCTTCTTTGATAAAAAGAATGGTTCATCAAATGAAAATTTTCTTGTTTTTAGGTATTCAATAATGGCTTTTCTGGCAACGTCACTAATCGGAAAATCTTTCATCTTGTTTGTTTTTATCTCACGAAGAGTAATACGGTCACGAATTTTACCCTTTTCATCAACTACATCGTGAATTTTTAAATTCAGTAAATCGCTAATGCGTAAACCAGAGTTTATTCCAAGCGTAAATAGACAATAGTCTCTAACGTTTTTAGCTAGGAGAATTTTCTTAATCGTATTGATTGTTTTTTTATCGCGAATCGGTTGGACAAATTCCACTTATAACACCCCTCACATAATCATACATAATTTAATTATAACGCCTGTTATGTATGATGTAAAGAAATAGCATAGAAATGTTCATTAACAAAAACAACCGCCAACCCTTATATAACAAGGATTCCCGGTTGTATTGCAAATCATACACAACTTTATTATGTATGATTATATCAGCAAAGGGAGGAGGAATATTATGGCTAAGAAAAACCGTAGCCGACAACAAGACATTGAACAGCGCAGGCAACATGTTCGAGCAACAGATAGTTTTTCTAATCCCATGGCACGAATCGGATTTGGCACTCCTTCCATGCTTGAAGGTACGGAATATCCAATCACACGGCTAACTCGCAATTACACCCTTCTTCAATCCTTATACCGATCCCATTGGATTGCGCGCCGGATCATCGATACTCCCGCGGAAGACATGTGTAAAAATTGGGTTACATATAAGTCGCAAATTGCACCGGATTTGATTGATAGATTGACGAAGCTAGAGCGCAAGACTCGTGTAAAGACTCGGTTCATTGAAGGGCTAAAGTGGGGTAGGCTATTCGGTGGCGCTGCTGGGGTTATTATGATTGACGGCCACGAAGGAATACTTGATCAACCGCTTGATTATGACATGATTATGCCGGGTTCATTTTGCGGTTTAATGATCCGCGACCGATGGTCCGGGGTATCGCCCGTGGGACAATTAATTACCGATCATCGCGACCCTGATTATGGGTTACCAGAGTATTATACTGTTACCACTGATGCATCAGAGACATTCAAGATTCATCATTCGCGCATATTGCGTTTTATAGGTAGAGATGTGCCAATGTGGGAGAAACAGGCAGAGGTTTACTGGGGCGTATCCGAGGTTGAACATATTTATGATGAATTGAAAAAGCGTGATAATACCTCTTGGAACATTGCTAATTTGGTATTCCGGGCTTATTTGGTTTCTATGAAGATGGCTGACCTGGGGCAGGTACTCTCGATCGGGGACAGAGAAGCACAAAAAGAAATATATAATGTTGTTCAAGCCCAAAACTGGCTTATGTCTAATTTTGGAATACTACTAATGGACAAAGATGATGATTTTGACACAAAGGCTTATTCATTCAGCGGACTGGCTGAGATTCAAGAAAGCTTTATGTACGACATTGCCGGTGCTGCTGAAATTCCTGTAACAAAATTATACGGAAGATCACCGGCGGGAATGAATGCCACCGGCGAATCAGATATGCAAAACTATTATGATAATCTTTCCATGAAGCAAGAGGCTGACGTAGGACCACTACTTGATAAACTCATGCCCATTATGGCAATATCTGAATTTGGGTACTTGCCGGATGATCTTGATTATACTTTTAATCCTGTGGATTCACCGACAGCCAATAAAAAGGCTGAACTTGGTGAAAAACTATCTGAAACAGTTGGTAAGGCTTTTGACCGTGGCTTGATAAGCCAAAAGGTAGCATTAAAAGAATATCGGCAGCAATCTGATATTACCGGCCTTTTCACCAATATCACTGATGAGGACATTGAGAAGGCAGATGATTATACTCAATTGCCTGATGCAGAACCACGCGATGACGAGGTATTGATATGACAATATGCGATATGTGTAGGCGTGATTGCAACTCTAATTGTATTATTCCTTTTTGCCTTACTCGTAGTTTTGAAATGAATGATATATGTGCCAATTGTAATAATTTAATAAAACTTATGAATGGAATGTGCGCAACAAAATGTTTTGAGTTTAGTGCATATGATCCTAAAAGGTGATTGTATGGCAATAAATAAATGGGAAGGCCCTCACAGAATTGAACTTGAATTCCAGAGGGCTTTATTTCGTTTTCTGATGCGAGTGTTTAATATTCCATTCGATGAAGGTAGCTCTTATATATGGAACTGGAATGATGCACTTAATCAATTAGCCTACACAATGGCAGAAAAGATGGTCACACAAACTCTGCATAGCACCGCTAAATCATGGCGAGAAGCCGCCGCAAATAGTTCCAATGGTAGGCGAATATATGAAATGCTTCACAATGAGCTACAATGGCCTACGGGATTTAAGGTGCTAGAGTTAATTGAACAGAACGCACAACTAATCCGGTCATTGCCTCAAGATATGGCACAAGAAATAAATAAGAAGATTTTCGATGCCACGATGTCTGGTAATCGTCCTGAAGCTATATTAAAAGAACTACTACCTGATATGGCGCATAATAAAGCCCAGCTAATAGCTAGGACTGAATCAGCAAAAGCACAAACTGCATTAATTCAAGTAAGAGCAGAAAATTTAGGACTAAATCATTATGTATGGCGAACGGCTACAGACCAGCGCGTACGATCATCGCATAAACACATGCAAGGAATTATTTGCAGTTTTGATGATCCGCCAGCACCCGAACAATTAATAGGGATAAAATCAACACTGGGCCATTACCCACCGGGAGGTTGCCCAAATTGCAGATGTTTCCCGGAAATTATTGTTGATATTGACGATATTGGATGGCCTCACGAGTGTTATGTAAACGGAAATGTAAGGACACTGGGTAAACGCCAATTCGAGCGTATAAGCGGATAAAAATATTTTAGGCAGAAACATAAGGACAACATAAATTAAACGGCTTGTAGGCTAACTGCGAGGCCGTTTTTTTGTTAGCAGATAATATTTCGCGGAGGGGATAGAATGAGGCGCGAATTGAGGGCGTATCTTGAAGCTGAACTGAGGAACTATAATCAGAACAAAACTGATTTGGACAGTATGATGCTGATGACTAGCAAACGGTTGCTTCGAGTCGAACAGATAATTACAGCAATAGAAACTGTAGTTGAGTCATTGCCGCCAGAAAAACATCAACTAGTAGAACTAAAATATTGGGCGCGACCGCAGATGTTGAATAGTGAGGGTATAGCATCACAGCTACATTGTGATCGCCGGACTGTTTACCGATGGATTGACGGAATACTATCAGATATTGCTACTGAATTAGGCGAGCATGAAATGAAAGGCGTTGGTTAAATAGCATGAGTATATTTAAACAAAATAAAAAACTGCCAGTACAACCAACTAGTAATAAAACAAAACTAGAACCATTAAAAAAAATAGATAATACAGATCAAGACAAAATTATGGTTGATCTTTTACAACAATCAGAACCGCCCAACCAAAAGCCGGAGCATCTTAAAAAGCGGCTTGAAGATATTATATCAAACCCTTATACTTCAACGGCTGCTTCTTTAATGGCTATAGAAATTTTGCTTAAATATTTATTAAAGCCCTGCTATCTAAGCGTAACAGCGTAGAATACAGAGTTTTTTATTTAGTATAAAAATAAAAGGAGTGATTTATAAACATGGTTGATGAAAATGTACAAATTTTGGTAGGATCATTAGCGGTAAGCGCTACAAATCCATTGCCAACACTAGCAAAAGAACAGACAAAAGGAACATATGCTATTGCCGCGGTAGGAGTAACCCCGGCAGCAACACCAACTGATGTCGTGACCGTATATGGTTCGGCGACTAAAACAGTTCGCATTAAGCAGGTTATTGTAAACGGTCTAGCTACAACCGCCGGAACTATGGACGTATCACTTGTAAAGCGGACAGCAGCAAACACGGCAGGCACTTCTACGGCCCCAACTATTGCACAGTTTGATTCTACTGATGCCGCGGCTACGGCTACGGCAGCGCAGTACAGCGTTAATCCTACCTCTGTAGGCGCAGGCGTGGCTCTGGCGACTAAAAAGCTTAACATGGGAGTTGCTGGCTCAACTGGAACAATTGAATTTAATTTTGCCAATAGAAATGATAAGGCATTGATTTTACGCGGCACAGCGCAGGGGCTGGCGATTAACTTTAACGGTGGTACTGTACCTACTGGCGGGGCGCTTAGTTATTCAGTAGAGTGGGAAGAAGAATAGAATAGACGACTATAGGCCGTTATTTTTATGCCCGAAGGGTGGTGATTTATTATGCATGGGAAAGAAAGCCCAATGGCTAAGCGAACCCAACGTACTCCAATGAAAGCATATGGGGTGCATGTTGCTGCTACACCAAATAAAGTGACATCTACGGTAGAGCCGGTTGCTACTCCTACAGTGGAAACGGCGGTTACTCCGGCTATTAGCACACCTGTAGCAGAGGCAACTCCTGTTGGGTAAGTGAAGCAGAAAAATAGTCATATCATACATAAGTAGGTTGTGTATGATTTAGCTATAGCCTGGAACCCTTAATATTACTGAGTTTATTTCAAGATAGTTGTTATAGGTAAAATATTAATCATACATAATGATATTTAATTGTTAATATGTATGATTAGTTTTTAAGTAGGTGATGCAATGGCAAGGGCTTACTATGGTTCGAGAATTAGCCCGAACCAGACTAAGACACCCGAGGGCTATCTAGTGTGCCACAACGTGCCAATTGGCAAAGCTGGTTGGCTGGAATATATGCCCCATGAACTGGGAGCCTTGAATATACAAGGTAATGATCCGGTTCAAGTAGATCGAAGAGAAGATGAAGTATTCAACCCGGCGGCAATAGCCTCATTTGAAGGAAAACCAGTAACCGACGAACATCCTCCTGATTGGATTTCACCCTCTAACGTTAATGCCTATATGAAGGGCGTTACGACTAACGTTAGGCGGGGAACCGATTCGGAGGATGATTTGTTACTGGCTGATTTAATTATCTACGATCCTACGCTAATTAGTGAGATCCAAACTGGTAAGCGTGAGGTATCAGGTGGATATGATTACGACTGCGAACCTTTAGAGGATGGTAAATACGCCCAAAAAAATATTAGAGGCAATCATGTTGCAATTGTAAGGTCGGGCAGAGCTGGCCCTAGAGTCGCAGTCAAAGACTCAAAACCAAAAAACGAAAGGGGAACCAAAATGAAAAGTAATTCCAGAGAAACAATCTGGGGTAAGATGTTCAAGGCATACGCACAAGATGCAGAACCCGAAGAACTTGCCGAAGCATCTAAACTTATGCATGAGAAAAAAGAGGGCGAAGACGCAGAACCGCCGTGTGTAAAACCCGTTGCCGGTAAAGATGGAGAGCCACCGCAAGATCACTCAGAAGCAGCTGAGGGCGCTATTTTTAAAGAAATTCTTGAGGCTATCAAAGTAATGCAAGCGGATATTGCAGAGCTGAAGTCAGCTAAAGCCGCGCCGGAACCAGCCAAAGACGCTCTTACCTCGCTAGAAGAAGAACTTGGCGGCGGTGAACAACCTTACGCCGAAGGGGAAATAGAAGGAAATGTTCATGAAGTAGATCCGCTTACCAATGATGAAAGCGTTACCATTGATCCGGAGTTATTAGCCGCCGATGGAGAGCCGCAAGTAATAAAGTTGCCGAAGACTTCCGCTGTAGATAATGCCGCGGCTGTAAGAATGGCAATCAAAGCCGCTAAACCTGTGGTCGGCGCGATCAAAGACCCGGCTGACCGCAAAAGGGCACAGGATGCATTGGCTAAAAGCTTTAGAGAACAACTAAAAGCTGCTCCTTCTGATGCATATAAAAAAATGGCTACTCCTCCTAAACCATCGGCTAAAGCTCAAGATTCCAAGTCCATTAAGGAAGAAGAAGAACGAGCTATAGGCGAAAACTGGAAGAAAAAATACAATCCTCATTATAAAGAAAATAAATAAGGAGACGTGATAATATGCCAGGACAAGCAATAGGGACTACTTTCAATATCGGTTATCCCGGTTCGGTTTCTAAATCACCGGATACAATCATACGAAACGCCGCAGTACTTAGTACTGATACGACCGGCCCTAGTTTTGGGGATCCGGTCGTTTTAAATTCCGATAACACAGTAAGCAAAGCAAGTGCAACTACCACGGCGGCGACCTTCAAAGGTATCGCAATTCGTGAAGTCAAGCAAACTGCTGATTATTATACCAATGCTGGGGCCTATCTGCCGGGACAAGCTTGCGATTTCATTACTCGCGGCGAGGTTTGCGTAACTTGCCAGTCAGGTACTCCAACTGCGGGTAGCACGGTCTACCTTCGCACAGTGGCCGGTACTCTTGCTACGGCTGTCGGTGGGTTTGAAGCGGCGTCTGCTAGTGATGGTGGTACTACCGTAGCGCTAACTAATGCCGTATGGACTACCGGGAAAATTGATTCTAATCTCACGGCTGAAATAACTATTCTAAGCCGTCAGGCATAAGGGAGGAAGATGAATAATGAAAAAATCTGATGCAAGCGCCCCAATCGTAACTATGGATGTCCCAGCCTCCCTTAGAGCACAAGACGCTGCTACTTCGGGCGGTATGGCATTTCTAGTAGGTGAACTAGAAAAACGCGATCCCAAACTTCGTGAACCACTAACAAGTGTTACCTATCCCCGCGATATTGTCGTTAAAACTGGTGGCGGCTGGGTAGAAAACACGTCAGCATATAACGTTAGCTACGCTACGGCTGGCGGCGCTGATGGTGGTATTATCAATGGTGAAACCAATAATATTCCCATCATGCAAGCTGATATTGGCAAGGATATTTTTAAGGTGTTCTCTTGGAGTCATATCTTAAAAGTACCGTTCCTTGACCAAGCTAAATTGCAGACAATTGGCCGCTCGCTTGATGATATTCTGGACAAAGGTATTCGTCTAAACCATGACAAGACACTGGATCGAAACGTCTATTTAGGGTTTCCTAATTATGGGGCTTATGGCATTGTCAATAATCCTAACGTGACTATTGTTTCCGCTGCTACTGGTGCATCTTCTAGCACTCTATGGACGAATAAAACTCCTGATGAAATACTTGCTGATGTGAACACCGCAATGCTTACGACCTGGGAAAATTCACAATATGACCTGTCCGGTATGGCAAACCACATTCTTGTTCCGCCTGCGCAATACGCTATGATGGTTCGGCAGAAAGTTAGTACTGCTGGTGACATATCAATCTTGAGTTTCTTATTGGATAACAATATCGGTAAAGATCAGGGCGTTGATCTGTTTATTGGCCCTTGCCGGTGGTGCATCGGCGCAGGCGCAAGCTCTACAGATAGGATGGTAGCATATGCAAATAATGAGGACAAGGTTCGTATACATGAGACTGTTCCTCTTCAAAGAGCGATGACTAACCCCTCGGTAGAGCATCTAGCGTATCTAACAGCTTATTGTGCCCAATTTAGCCAGCCCGAAATTCTTTACTTACAACCGTTTTTATATACTGATGGCATTTGAATAAATAAAGGGAGAATATTACATGAGAATATTTGCTAAAAAAGCATTTAAATTTATTAATGGGGGAGATAGCTTTACAGCTACTCCCCTTGCCTTTTCTAGTGCTCCTGACTGGATTAAAACCGATAATCTGTATAAATGGGCCGTAGCTGATGGAGATATTGAGGTTATCAATAGTAAACAGGATGAGATAAAAGCAGAACTTGAAGCCAGCCAATTACCCACGGCTACCGATGAAACCGCCGATATATCGAATGAAGATATTGACTCCGCGCAAAAATCCGGTAAAAAATAATGCCCAATGATGATGTAGTCGATCTCGACAACCTAATAAATATAGGTAATGTCGCAAATGACGTAGTTGATTCGGTTGGTAGCCTAATTGATCGAGCGTCAAATCTGCGTGTTGGAACAAATCCAACCTATGCATTGTCAACGTTTCTCGACATGTATCCGGCCTTTGCCGGGCCGGTCAAGAAATCCACTAACATCTCTACTACCGGAACATTAGTGGTTGATAGCAATGCAATAACTGCAATCCCTTCAACAAGTAGCTTAGCGGTTGGAATTTATGTTTCAGGTACCGGGATTCCTGCATGGGCTACAATTACCGCGATAACCGACTCCACTTCAATCACAATTAGCGATACTGCTACCGTGGCTGGAACAACAGTGGCCTTAACTTTTGTCACTCCCGCAATTTCCAAAACGGCTTTAGCTATGTATCTTACAATAGCCTTGAATTGCTTACAAAAAGCACGTTGGAAAGGTATGTGGGAGATCGGTATATCCTTGTTTATAGCCCATTTCGCCACATTGCAGCTTCAAGCTACTAACGTCCCAATGGGAACAGCTAGCCAACTTGTAGCAGCAGGAAAGGCGTTAGGGTTAAATACTAGCAAGTCTGTCGGTGATGTGTCCGCGGGATATGACTACTCTATGATGTCCAATAACTTTGGCCGGTGGGGATCATGGAATTTGACACTGTATGGACAGCAACTTATTACAATGGCTAACCTACTTGGGAAGGCGGGCATGTATGTCTATTAAAGGCACAGCTACATCAACTTCGTCAGGTATGGGCATGGCTGGGTTAGCAGCTAATATAAAAAAACTAGCTAACAAAGAAGTTTATGTTGGGATTCCTGCCGAGAAAAGTTCTCGCCCGGGTGAACCTATAAACAACGCTGAGTTGTTATATATTCAAAGTAAAGGCTCTGAGTTGCAACATATCCCGGCGCGGCCAGTATTGGAGCCGTCTATTGATAAGAACAAAGTCGCCATATCTAAAAATCTTACCAAAGCTCTATCTGAAGGCATGGCAGGTAATTTTGATAGTGCTATGCAGGAGTTAGAAAAGGCGGGGATTGTAGCATCCCAGGGAGCAAAAATGTATATCACTGATCCTGGATATAAAGGTACGATCCCTGATGCGCCTGCTACTATAGCCAAAAAAGGTAGCGATGTTCCCCTAATTGACACTGGGGCAATGCGGAACGCCATTACCTATGTGGTGGGTGATAAAAAGTGATAAATGTAGCAGATCTTATCGAAGACCCAGACTTCGCTCAGGAATACACGGTTTATCGAAATACAGTTACGTCTAGCGGTGGTAGGGATACCGTCGTAGAAACTACTCTTGACTTCTACGGCGTGGTTATTGCCGCAAATACTCAGGACATTCAGGCGATACCCGAAGCAGATAGAGTTTCCGGCATGATGATTTTTTACTCAACTGCCGATAATCCTCTATACCTTACGAGAAATACTTCTGGTAGTGCCGGTACTTCAGACCAAATACTCTGGAACGGTGAACGCTATAAATTGATATCAGTTAACCTATTTTCGGATTGGGGTTATTACAAATCTGTGGGCGTAAGAACCAAGGGGGCTTAGAATGGCAGACGTATATCTTACATTAACTGAACTAGAAAACCTGTTTTGGAACAATACTGCGCTGATGCTTAGCCTTGACCCTTCATTAGCGACAACCTCAGAAATTGTTAAAATATCGTGGCCTACTGCCGGGACTCCTGCGTGGGAGATAACCGAAGATCGGGTGTTTATCCGAGTAGGCGAAAAAGACGACGATTACAATATTTTACGTGATATAGCCTATACTGAGCAAGACAGCGCGACCGCCACGGAATCAACGGCCCAGACAAGAGTTGTTCATGTTCATTGGGTTTGCTATGGACCTAATGCCTACGATAATGCCTTTACAATTAGACGGAACCTATATAATTCGGCTTACCGCGAGAAATTAGCGGTGAGCTATATTTATGTTATCCCTCAAATAGCGACTCCAATTAGACAGCCCGAATTATTCGCATCTCAATGGTGGGAGAGAACGGATATTGAAGCAGATTTTAATGAATTAGTTAAATTTGAGCAAGATGTAGCATACCTGCAAACTGCTACTATTTCTGCCAGCTCAGAGACTAAAACGCTTACCGATAATGTAACCAGTTCATCGCTGGTACATGATTAACAATAGAAAGGGGTGTTTAGATGTCTTCAACTTTACCATTAAGCCCGATAGTAGATGTCACTGTAACAGTAACGCCACTAGCGGCTACACGGCGGGATTTTAATCAAGGCCTGATAATTGGGCCGAGCACAGTAATTTCCACCACTGATCGAATAGCCGAGTACTACACAACATCCGCAATGAAAAGTGATGGTTTTACAACGACTTCGCCGGAGTATTTAGCGGCGGAGATATATTTTTCTCAGGACCCGGCACCGGATCGGGTATGGATTGGGTGTAAAGGATCAAGCGAAACATGGGTTGCTGCTGTAGAGGCATGCCGAGAAGCTAATACTGATTGGTACACCTGCACCTGTGTAGCGTTGGCGAGTGATACCACTAATGTTATTGCAGATACTGACCATGAGGCTATAGCGCTTTACGTAGAGTCTTGTACGCCCACGACAACCTACTTTTTCCGAACCGATGAATCGGCAGTATTAACAGCTACCGCCGGTAACATATTCGAGACATTAGCAGGCCTAGATTATGACCGGACGTTGGGAATGTATTCCGCATCGATCTATGCCGCGGTGGCCTTAATGGGTTACGCAATGGGACAAAATACGGGACTTGCGAATTCGGCCTACACGCTAAAATTTAAGACACTTACAGGTATTACCGTGGATACCCTTACTGCAACACAGGTCTCAAAAATCGAAGGTAACTATGGCAATGTATATATAAACCGGGGTTATTACTATGACATGTTTGAACAAGGGTACATGGCCTCAGGTAGTTTTTTTGATGAAATTATCAATATTGATATGCTAGTCAATGATTTGCAGTTAAATTGCATGGACGTATTATATGCCCTGCCTAAAGTTCCGCAGACTGAGGCTGGTATGACGTTATTGATTAATGCTTGTAACTCGGCATGCGCTTCGGCTGTTACACGGGGATACCTTGCACCGGGGACGTGGAATGGGAGCGCTCTCTTAGACTTAGCTGTTGGGGATACCTTATCTTTAGGCTACCTGGTCCAATCTGAAGCTATTGCCGATCAAACTGAAGCTAATAGGCAAGCGCGTATTGCTCCGCCTATCTATGTAGCCGTTAAAGAGGCAGGGGCTGTCCACAGCATGACCATAGGCGTATATGTTAATCAGTAGAGGAGGTGTAATAATTGGCTAGTCAAACAACTTATTCCTTTCTTGATCTGTCCGGAGCTATTTCTCAATCATCTCTAGGCGCTTATACTTTTACCGGCGAGGGCGTTGGCGAAATCACTGTTAGTATGGCCACTGACAGAACCGTCCATGATACCGCCGCCGATGGCTCGGTAATGGTATCTAAAGTAGCTGGGGATAGCGGACATCTTACGGTATCTTGCCAGCAAACGTCAACGGTCCATAAATGGTTACTTGCTTGGTATAACTACTTGGTTGCGGCAGGGACTGACGAATGGGCATCTACTACTATGTTATTGAACAATACCACAGACGGTACAAGCCATGTAATCACTGGAGTTAGCCCTCAAAAGGTCCCTGACAAAGCCTATCAGGCTCAAGGTCAGCGGGTTAGTTGGGTACTAATGGCGGCAAGTATCTCTAGTATCGCAGTATAAAAGGAGATTTAAAAATGGCTAAGCGCGAAGAATTTAAAATAGTTAATCTTGCTGGCCGGAAATGGCGCGTTGAAAAATTTGACGCGCTTACCGGAAGTTATATAGCATTTCAGATTATGAGTAAGATCATGCCAATGGGCCTAGATCCAAAATTAGGTGTAGATTTACCTGAGGGCCGAAGCATGATGAGCAAAAGCGAGTTCGCAGCACTGCAAAAGGACTGCTTGAGTGTCGTATATGAATTGGTTGACGCTAACGGAACTGAAATGCCCGTTAAACTAATGCTGGATAATGGAGTATGGGGCGTAGACGGGTTACAAAAGGACATGATTACTGTTATGTCGCTGACTATTACAGCTCTAGTGTTTAATATTGCAAGTTTTTTCGAAGGAGACGCCTTGAAGGAATTAACGCAAACGTTTGCGGATATGTCCCTGCCAGGTGTTCAAACATTGATGAATATGCCTACGCCCCAGTTATAAACGGCGATTGGCAGCAATGCCAGTTATGGAATGGAGATTATACATTCGATGATTTACTCGACTGGCATGAGATAGCTACTGTAAAGGCTGAAAACCAACGTCGTGCGCATGAATGGGAAGAAGCGCAACGAGAGGTGATAAGATGAATGGGCAGCAACTAGAAAGCTATTTAGTCGCCCTTGGGTTCAAGGTTGATTCATCAGAATTCAGCAAAGCCATAGGAGCTGTAAAGACCCTCGCTACCCAGATTCAGACCACCACATCTTCAATGACGAAAAGCTTTTCTACAGCAGCAGTCGGGATAACAGGAAGCATTACTGCGATCGCTACGGCTACTGCTGGATTAATTGACAGTACCGGGAAAGCTGATTTAGAGTATCAGAAATTGGCTTTAAGGCTATTTACTACTAAGCAGACAGCCAAAGACCTCAAGACTGTTATGGACGCTATGGGCGAACATGACATGAATCAGATTGCATGGATCCCTCAATTACACGAAAACTTTCAAAACCTATTACAAACGGCTCACCAACTGCAAAGCGGACAAGGCGGCAATACTCAAGCCCTAAAAGATATCAATGCTATGCGCCTAGAAGTCCAGCGTTTAAAGCTGGAAATGACCTATGCTGGGCAGTCGATAAGTTACTATCTGGTTAAAGATTTAGAGGGCTTGGGGCTATTCAAGGGCGGCCTAAAAGGTATGAACGCATGGATCGTTCAAAACATGCCAATATGGACTAAAAAAGTCGCTGACCTTCTTGCACAACTTATCAAATTAGGGGTACAGGCGGGTAAAAGCGTTTCGCATATTGTCACTGTGCTTGAAAAGTTTTGGAAATCATTAACTAATGGCCAAAAAGAATTAGTTGAGCTGTTTGGTATTATCACTATTTTTCTAACACGCGGTCCAACAGCAAAAATATTAGCAATTGTTGATGCGGTTTTACTTCTTCTGAACCATCTAAAGAAAACTGGTGAATTAAAACCGTTACTTGATTGGTTTAGCACGGTTTGGGATGATGTTAAACAATCCTGGGATTCTTTCGTTGATGCAGTTATTCAATCTGGAATTCTTGAGTACTTTGACCATCTTGGCGGCAAGTTAGGCGAATTAGTATCTGTCTGGTGGAAAGAGTTCAAAGATGTTTACGGCAATCTAATTTCTGATATAGAATCATCGTTAGAAAAAGATGGGGCCTGGACTGCTCTTTATAACTCCCTTGGAAAAGTCGGTGGCGCAATAGATTCGCTCATTGATGGATTTATAAGCGTTCTTAAGCAAATGGACCTAATTGCTCAAAATGATTCCTTCCAAGGATTCTGGGCAACGCTTGGTAATGAATTATCCCGTGAGCTTAAAATTGTTGCGGCCTTTGTAAGCGCCTTAGCCGGAATTGGTAATACTGTCGGTTTATTAATGCAAGGTAAATTCATGGATGCGGCAGCGGCAGGATTTTCGATTGTTCCTCAACTGGCTTATGATTTATATAATTCTAATTTTGGCAATGACAATGAAGCCGTCCCCTCTGCTGGTGGTACGGCAGGTAAAAGAGCTGGGAATAATCTTGGCGGTTCAACTCGAAGCTGGGGCGGATCAAGAAATTCCGCCGGCTCTTCTGAAAACGGACGGAATGGTTTAAGTGGCGGATATAATCCAGGATTCGGCAGCTACGGTAATTTTGGCAGTTATATGAAAGGCGGCAGCGGTGGCGATACTGTTGGCCAACTCATGAATGCTATAGGCCAAAAGGAAAGCGGTGGCGATTACTACTCTCCTGCTCATATGGATAATGGTTATTATAATCTAGGCGGCAAGTATCAAATCCTAGCTTCTAACTGGTCTAATTGGGCCGAGGAAGCCGGACTGTCAGGAGATGCAGCATATACTCCCGCCAATCAAGACACTGTTGCCAGATATAAAATACAGCAATATTGGAATCAGTATCATGACGCCTCTTTAGTTGCGGCGGCTTGGAATGGTGGCGGCGGTGGTGCAGAAAGCCTCCAAAAATATGGTTCAAGTTCATATGAAGCCGGATATGCATCTGATGTCGTTAGTAATATGAATGGTTCATACGCAAGCGGCGGCAGTAGCGGTGGAACTAATAATTATGGTGGAAATCTAACTGCTAGTTTTAATATTAACGTAACCGGCACCGATACCAACAATGCTCAGCAAATAGCCAACACGATATCAAATACAATTAACCAAAAATTGGATATGCTTAATAGTCAATTAGTCAGGAATAATGCCGGAGTTTATGCTTAGGGGGTGCTGTCATAACAACATATAGTTTCTCAGATTTGGCAGGTTCTATGAACCATCCCGTATTTGGCGCTTACTCGTTTGCCGGGACTGACGGAATAGGTGAAATAGGCGTTTCCATGACTGCCGATAGGTCTAGCCATGAAGTATCTGTAGACGGAAGCATCTTTCTAATGAAGATACCCGGCAACCACGGAACCGTATCAATAAGTTGCCACCAAACTTCACCTTTACACAAATGGTTGGTAAAGTGGTTTAATTACCTAACCGCATCAGATACAACAGATTTACAATGGGGTCGAACCACAATGTTATTAAAAAATACCGCTGACGCTACTAGTCACACAATATCAGGCATAAGCCCTTTGAAGATTCCTGACAAGTCGTATCAAGCACAAGGCCAATATGTTGCATGGACCTTACTAGCCGCTAATATTGTCCACGCATAGGAGGTGTGCCTGTGAGCATTAACCAAATCTCTGCTGTTTGGGCAGCTTATAATATTTTAAAGGCCAAAAAGAAAACCTCAAGCGCTACGGCTGAAGCCTATACAAAACCCGCTTGGCGTCCAACGCAATGGGATGGACTGACCTCTGTTAAATCTCAACTAATTCTAATAAAAACTAATATCGGTGGGTATTTCTTTGATGCTGTTTTCAGAGAAGAACACACAAGTACTCTAAAAATCACTGAGCATCCCATACAGTCAGGCTCTAACATCGTTGACCATGCCTATATGGAGCCTCGACGGCTTGTAATGGATATTGGCATGTCAGACGCTATGGATACGCTCTATGACTCGCAATGGTCGGGCGCTTATACTAAGAGCGTTTCAGCTTATCGTATCTTATTAGCCCTTCAGACAGCCCGTACGACAGTTAGCGTCCATACTAGGCTTTATGACTATACCAATATGCTAATTGAGAGCATCACGGCTCCTGATGATTACAGCACCCAATTAGGACTGAAATGCACCGTTACTTTACGTGAATTAATGGTCGTTGAAGTTGATACCAATTCTACTAGCACCGATACCCAGACAACCGATTCAACCAACAGCGGCACGGTTGCGACTACAACTTTATCAGATACTGAAACCTCTACAGTAACAACTACCGCAACGGGGAGCAGTTAAAAATGAGTTACCAAAAGATACCGCTAACATGCGATGCTAACCAAACTTTTCAGGCTACCTTGACAATAGGCGATACAAGCACAACTTTAACATTCACCCTAAAATATAACGGTGTGGCCGGGTACTGGGTAATGAGCATTTCAGATACCAGCGGCACTCTATTAATTGATTCTTTGCCGTTAGTTAGAGGCGATTATCCGGCTGGCAATCTACTAGGCCAATATGCTTACCTTGGGCTAGGAAGTGCCTATATTATTTCGACCGGTACTAGTGACTTAGATTATCCGGACGATTCAACTTTGGGCGACGAATTTATATTGATTTGGTCCAGCAGCTAAGGAGTAAATAACTATGGCATGGTTACGCAAATATCAAATACTTATTACTACCGATTCAGGAACCTACTGGGACGTATCCGATCTACATTGTACCTTTAATATTCAGCGAAGCTTCAATTATCCAAATTACAGTGAAATAAATGTATACAACCTCACCCAGGCTACAGAAGCCGCCGTTATTAAAGAAGGCCAAACCGTTCAAATCTATGCCGGTTATGAAGATGGAAACTACGGAGCAATATTCTCCGGTACTATTTTTCAGTGTATACGAACAAGAGAGAATGTCACTGACTATAAAGTTACTTTGTGGTGCATTGATGGTGGACCATTATTGAATGGTAATTTCGTATCGATGTCATTCCCGGCCGGTGCAAGCCACCGGGAAATGTTTGATAATATAGCCACTACAGCCTACGCAAAAAAACAAATAAATTATGTTACTGAAAATCTTACTGAGCAGGCATTAGCAAGGGGCAAGGTAATATTTGGTGAGCCAATAAAATACCTTCGCCAAGTAGCACAGTTCAATAATGCTCAGATTTTTTGCGAGCTAGGTCAAATAAATATAACCAAAATAACGGAAGATGTTGTTAACACCGGAACAATCACATATACACCGACCACAGGCTTAATAGGGACACCTGAACAGGTTGATTTCGGTGTAAAATTTAAAGTTTTGCTTGACCCTCGGCTTAGAATATCTTATCCCACAATGTTAGTTAAAATCGATCAAACAGTTATTTTAGCAGAGAAAAAAAAGCAGGGTGACACGCCGACCCAGCTAGATAAAGATGGATTATATCAAATTATTGCTTTAGATTTTATCGGCGATACGCGGGGTAACGATTGGTATACCAATATTACTGGCGTTAACCATAACGGCGCTCAGCCCCTTCTATCTGAAACAGCAATGCAAAACCCCAACTGAGGTGATAACTTGATTACATTACCCGAACGAATAGGCAATCGATTTGAAGCTCAAAAAAAATTGATGGAGCAACACGCCGCTGATTTTAGAGTAGCTTGCCCTGGAATAATTCAGTCTTTCAACAGCAGCAAACAGACTGTTACTGTCCAACTTGCTTTAAGAGAAAGGATAAACATTGATGGAGTTACATCATGGGAAGAAATTCCTACATTACTTGATGTTCCTGTGTTTATGCCAAGGGCTGGAGGCTATTCTCTGACAATGCCTATTACCTCCGGCGATGAATGTTTGGTAATATTTGGAGATAATTGTATGGACGCATGGTATCAGTCTGGAGGCGTTCAGAATCAAATCGATAAACGCAGACATGATCTTAGTGACGGCTATGCCCTTATTGGGGTTTGGAGCCAACCTAATGTAATATCAGGATATTCTACTAGTAGCGCCCAACTTCGTAACGACGCAGGAACCGCTTTGGTCGAAGTATCTGGGACTACGATAAATATAACTACCAACGGAACAACCAATATTTCTGGTGGGGCCGTTAATATTTCTGGGACGACGACTATTCAAGATAAAGTGTTTTTGTCGCATACCCACAGCGGCGTAGAATCTGGCAGCGGCACAACCGGCGGAGTAGCTTAATAATGCTGGACTTCTGTTATCTCCTTAATGGTTGACCAACATTATCCGTAAACATGCCAAGCGAAAGCCGATATAAATCATAGATTGTTCCGATTCCGCACAAACCCGCTGTTAATAAATAAAGCAAGCCACTACCTATCTTGCCCACATAAAATCTATGCAATCCGGCAATAGGAAAGAAAATAAACAATCCCCACAAACATAATGATTTAGCTTTTACTTTACTTTTGTTTGATGTAATCGCCGTATATTGAACCTGATTATCTGACATATGCGATTGTTGATAGTTCGGTGCGTACCGAACAGAATTGATTGACAAATTATTTTGATGTAGCACTGATTGTTGCGCATATAATGGCGACCCGCACTTAGTACAAAAATATCCTTCCGTACTAATTTTTCCGCATTTTGAACACACCATATTCTCTCTCCTTTTACAGTACCGTGCTTCTTTCTGGTAAAATTAGGCACCTCAAAGAATATTCCTGCTAGAGTAAACATTATAGCTGAAAATTTACCGTCCTTTGTAGGGCGGTTTTCCATGTCCAAAAGGATGGTGATTTAATGAGCATTAAATATAGGAGACTTGATTCTGACGGAGATTACACCTTAGGCCGTGGCCTCCAAGACTACCTAACTGGCATAGATGCTGTCGCCCAGGCTATTTTAACCCGGCTGAAACTTTTCCTTGCCGAGTGGTGGGAAGACACAACCGAAGGGATCCCGATGTTTACCAAAATGTTAGGGACGAGCGGTTCTGCAACCAATATATCCGCCGTTGATTTGCTTATTAAAACACGAATAACAGGTACAACGGGAGTCACGGGGATTACTTCTTATACAAGCAGTTTTGACAGCACTACAAGAGCTTACACCTTTACTGCTTACGTTGAAACAGAATACGGCTCATTAGAAGTCTCAAGTGAGGAGGCTAGTTAATGTCATATACCGCCCCAACAATTTCTAGCACTGGTTTAACAATACCATCCTACACCGATATTCGGGATGAACTCATCGCCCAAGCCAAGACAATTTTTGGGAATGATGTATACCTAGAAACCGACAGCGCCGACTACCAAATGATTTGCGTTTATGCGCTAAAGGCTCATGACGTAATGAATTTACTTCAACTTACCTATAACAATATGTCTCCCAGCAATGCCGTAGGAACCGGCTTATCATCCATAGTTAAACTCAATGGCCTAACTCGGAAGACTTCCTCTTACTCAACCTGCGAAGTAACCCTTACCGGGACAGCCAGCACCGTAATCACTAGCGGCAAGGTGAAGGACGTAAGTGGGTACATATGGGATTTGCCTACTACTAGCACTATAGGCACGGATGGAACGGTTACAGTAACCGCCACCTGCGAAACTGTAGGAGCTATATCGGCGATGATAGGCGATTTAGATATTATCTATACTCCTACTTCGGGCTGGACTAGCGTTACAAATGCCGCTGCTGCCTCTGTAGGTACTGCTGTAGAATTAGATTCGGCTCTAAGAAGTAGGCAGGCAGTAAGCACCGAAACACCATCGCAGACTATTTTAACCGGCACCATCGCTGCAATAGCTAGTTTATCGGGCGTGACCCGGTATAAAGTGTATGAGAATTATACTGATAGCGCATCGACAGACCCCAATGGATATAGTCTCCCGGCTCATTCAATCACCTGTGTTGTGGAGGGCGGAACTGATGACGATGTGGCAGATGTAATCTACTACAATCGGGGATTAGGGTGCTATACCAACGGCACAACTGAGGTCTCAATCTCTGATCCGACCTATGGAAATATTACTATTATTAGGTTTTATCGCCCCACTGACGTTCCAATCTATGTTGCTATGACTATTAAGTCCTTAACAGACTATACAACGGCCACTACTACGCTTATCCAAACGGCGTTAGTCACCTATTTAAATTCCTTGCAAATTGGCGAAACACTTACCATATCAGCATTGTATGGGGCGGCTCTATCTGTTCTTGATGATCTGTCATCCCCGACCTTTTCTATCCGCGCTGTAACTGCCGGAATAGCCAGCGGGAGCCTATCAACAGATGATATTAGCGTAGGGTTCAATGAAGTAGTAACCGGGGCTACTGCCAATGTTACGCTCACGGTGACGACATCATGATTACTCGAACTAACGATTATTCTACAGCCTATTATCTTGGATTGATGACCTCTGAATATCAGGCGGGAGCCAGCCCCAAATTACTAGCATGGTTAGAAGCATTGCTTGGGCCTCTTATTGATGCTGGAACTTGTGCCGCTTTGATTAATAGTAATTTTGACATTGAGGCGGCTTATGGTGATCAACTGGATATCTTAGGCGTTATTTTAGGACAATCAAGGACGGTCGATTTTCAGCCTAGCGACGGTAGTAGCCCTACTTTAGATGATGCATATTATCGCATGATTTTAAAGGCTAAAGTGGCTATCAACCAATGGTCAGGGCAATTATCTGACTTAGAGACATTGTGGGCGAATTTGTTTCCTGATGGCGCGGTAATAGTTATCGATAATCAGAATATGACCATATCGCTGACAGTGGCAGGAAGTATGTCTTCTTTAACCCGCGAACTTATTGAAAATGGTTATATTGTTCCAAGACCAGAAGGCGTTGAAATCACCTACTATTATTATGGTTCTGGGATACCTATTTTTGGGTATGGAATATATAACACTTACTTCCAAGGCTACAGCAGCGGTAAATGGAGAAATAGCAACAACGATAGTAATTCACTATTCTCGTACGATGAAGAAACTACCGGATTCCAGGGATATGACGAAGGATACTGGGACTAGGAGGAATATATTATGAGTTCAAACTTTTTACAGTTTAACCCCGATCAAACCAATGCTTTATCAGATACTGACTACGCTAATAGTGCTACTCGCACCGGAGGGTTGGTTGCGGGTAAGGCTCTTAGCACATTGCACAACAAAATGTTTTATCAATGGTCCACGGCAATAACAGCGCTGACTGATGTCTTCGTAAATCTTGGCTATACGGTATCCGATTCTGATTTATCAACCCTCACTACAGTTTTTAGTAATATTCTTACATCAGGGGTGGTAGATGGTACTACTCTCCAATATGTTGATGATGTCTTAGCCGTAAAAGACGCGAGTATTACCACTGCTAAATTAGCCGGAGGAGTTGCCGTTCCTATTGGCGCTACTTTTGAATACGCAGGCAGCACTGCCCCAGCCGGTTATCTTCTATGCGATGGTTCAGCGGTGTCGAGAACTACCTATGCTAATCTGTACGCTGTGATTGGTACAACTTATGGAACAGGGGATGGCAGTACTACATTTGCTCTTCCCGACATAAGAGGAAAATTCCCGCTAGGTAAAACAGCCTCAGGAACCTATACTACTTTGGGAGGAACAGGGGGCGAGACTACTCATACCCTAACAACATCAGAAATGCCATCACATACTCATACGGTACCATTAACATCTTGGAATGCTCATTCGGGGACGGCACTTTCAAATGATACTCCGTACTATAGTTCTAGCGGAACGGCAGCAACAAATTCAACAGGTGGCGGCGGAGCGCATAATAACATGCCTCCATATATCATCATGAATTACATAATCAAGTATTAAGAAGACGCAGATGCGTCTATTTTTATTGCTCAGAAAAGGAGATAAAAGCATGGCAGGGACAAATAGTTTCCTCCAAGTTGACACAAATCAGTCTAACTTCATGACTGATACGGAATTCGCAGAGGCGGCAGAGACAACAGACGGAGTACAAATAGGCGTAGCTGCTGATCCTAATTGGCACAATAAGCTATTTTATCAGACTACAACAATGACGCACTCGTTAGCCCAGGTATTCGCTAATTTAGGGTATGATATGAATGATTCTAGCGTATCTACCTTGGTAACGACTCTATCAACCTTGTTGACTACCGATTATGTATGGTCATCATTTACCGGCGATTTTGAAGCTGAAACAACTAAGGGATTCTATGTATCATCGGCAATTGGACAAACCAATGCACCGACTCCATCTGAGAAATTCTTCCTTGTAGTTGGAGTTGCTGGAACAAGTATATATCAACTTGCCCTAGGAGCCACGACAGGCTCTATTTTTTATAATGTGTATAATGGAACATCTTGGATAGGATGGAGTCAATTATCGAATGATGCTGTTAACGTAGAATCTACAGGCTACGGAATAATCAGTGGTGGTAAAGTATCGGCACAATCCACCGCCAATATGACGGTTACCGTTGCTTCTGGTGTTGCTCATATGCCAAGCGGTAAACGCTACCCAATATCAGCCGTAGCTTCTCAGGCGATTGCAGCGGCAGACGCTACAAAGCCGAGAATTGACCTTATTTACGTTAATTCTTCTGGGGTGAATACTTATCTTGAAGGCGATCTTGGCACGGCAGCGGTGGCCGGAGCTAGAACGTATACTGTTACTACCAATTTTATGGCGGCAATTGCAGGCACCAGGGATTATACCCTTACTACTAACTTCGTTAGCGGTGATACCGTAGTATTTGATGGAAAAACATTTACAGCCACAACTGCAACTCAAGACACTGCTGATTTCGTAGTAGGATCAACAATTACAGCCTCTATGACAAATTTAGCGACTGCATTAAACGCGAATACTACCGTAGCAGCAACCTATATCGCAACCGAATCCTCTGGCGTAATTACCGTAACCGAGATTACCGCAGGCGGTGGCAATACGCCGGGAACTATGACCGTCACTGGGGCAGGCGTTATTTCTGCTGGTACAGCGACTACTAGCACTGCGGCAGACACATTAACAGTTGATGGTATTACTTTTACAGCAACAGCCTCAACAACTAGTTCAACTAAATTTGCCGTAAGTTCAACTATTGCGGCGACTGTAGCCAATATAGCAATAGCGTTAGGAGACAATGCTACTGTTACCGGCACATATACAGTTACTTCTAGTGGCGCTACATTTACGCTCACTGAAACCACGGCAGGCGGTGGTAATACTCCTGCAGCAGCAACATGTAGCGGCACTGGCGTAGTAACTAGTGGAACGGCTATTACAAGCACGGCGGCAATATGGGCAGCAGCCCCTACTTTACCAACTGGAGCATTATCATTAGCCGAAATTGCAGTTTCGGCTAATATAACTACGATCACTAGTAGCAATATTACCGATACCCGAACGATTAAAGTAAACTTACAATCGTTAACTGATTACACGGGAACAGCTAAAGTGGCTGATATAATATCAAAAGGACCAAAGGTTGATGTAAGAGCGTTTGGGGCAACTGGTGACGGTTCTACAGACGATACCGCTGCAATACAACTAGCATTTAATTCAGTTGCTACAGGAGAAATGTTATTATTTCCACCAGGAACATATCTTCATACCGGATTAACATTATCGAAAAGGATTAATATTGTAGGCAGTGGTAACCTTTCCACTATACTAAAAAACATAGGGACAGGCGACGCTATAACTATTTCGTCGGGTATAATGTATGGTAGTTTTAGGGATATAACCATTCGCGGGAATGGCACTACCAACTATGGCGCAGATGCTACAAGCGGAAACGGTATAGTCTTTAGCAATAATGCCGTTATGTGGGATTTTTGTAATGTTAGCGTATACTATCATGGAGGATTTGGTTTTTATGCGTGCGGCAATGGCAATGTAAATAATATATATATCCGTAACTGTCAAATAGAACATTGTCTTAATGGTGGCATACGTTTTATCCAGACCAATTCGTCTAACCAGATAAACGCTATATATATAGATAAATGCAACATCGCCGGACACGGTGGCAATGCTGTTGAGTTGTGGGGACAATCAATTGTAGTTCAAAATAATACTATCCAGAGTAATAAAGGATATGGAGTTATTGTTGATGCTGAGATAGAACCGAATGGCGATGGAACAACATGTTTTGCCTCAAGTATTTCTATAAAAGATAACTATTTTGAAAAGTGCAATTTAGGTTTTATATATGCAAGAGCATATTATATAAGTTCAACCTATGTTAGGTATATAAGCGGTCTTACAATTGAGGATAATTATGGTAATTTTAGCAAAATCAGCGGAGATACTGTTTCGGGTACTGTTTCATGTGTGGAAGTTGCTGCACCGCTTTGGTATAGCTATGACAACTACCAAATAGCAGGGTTCAAATATGCTGGTAATTCTTTCTCTTATACTGACACTGCAACATATATTCTCAATTGCAATAACGTGCTTAGCTGGGATAGTGTCGTCGAAGTGAATGCCGTGTCTACGGCGGTTACTAGTTCTAGTCTGTATGTCAACTTGGGAAGAGCCAAGACAGGTTTTACAAATCTTAATATTCCAGTCCGGAACACGGTAATAAGCGGCCCTGTTGACTCTAGCGGATTACCAGCAAATTTATCAGCAGTTAGCGGCTCATTGGCTATTAGTGAATTATCCGGGAGTATGACAACATGGGCTAATGGGTTTGATGCAAATGGGCAAGTTGACTATATACAATTATTAACGGCAGACGTATCAAGCGCATGGTCATCATTGACAGCCAGTTCAACCTTGTATTTATATAAAAGACATGGAACAACAAAAAATACAATAACATATGAATTTACAACAATTAAGCCGATCTACCAGGATTATGCTCCAACTACTACTACCAATAATACGTGGTACTTCAATACAAAAACCATGATTGGCTATGCTTATAGTTCGTCTTCATCGGCATGGTCAGTAAGCCCGAGGGTTTATATCGGCGAGTGTGTAACAGGAACATCTTTGGTGACAAGTGTCACCTGTTACGCCTACCAAGGCAAATATAAAAGCCAAGCGTACACTACCCCTGCAACCGCAACGGCGGTATCGGAAAGCCACAACATAGGTATGATGCCTAGGATTGTACAGGCGCGTTTACAATGTATTACTACTGATTTAGGCCATACGGTAGACGATGAAATAGGCTCATATGCTTCATACGATGGAACATATATGTTACCTATTGCACCAACGGTCAACCGGCTTACAATCGGTGTAACTACCGGTAGTTCCGGCTTGTATGGTATCAATAAGTCTACCGGGGTAGGAGCAAGCCTAACGTTAGCCGATTGGGGCTATGTATTCGAAGCGGAGAGGGGATGGTGACATGAGTATATCAATAACTAAATCTTTCACAACAACAACCGAAACTACAACTACGGTTACGGCTACAGCGGTAGATATATTAAGCATTTTTGATGATGTTGGCACGTCAACAGTCCAAGTAGTATGCCATTTCACACTATCAGATAGTACGACAATGGTTAAAACTTATCTAATTGCTGGTTCTTACTTTACGCTCTTAATGAGTGCAGCCCCAAGTTGGGCCATCGGAAAACCGGCGAACGATTACAGAAAAGAAGACATCTGGTGGATAATTACATATATGGATGCCGGGTCCCCTGCACTATGGGTTGCAAGCACAGCATATGCAGTTGACGATGTTGTCTATTACGGTAAAAATGTTTATACCTGCACTGTCGCCGGGACTTCTGGCACAACAGCACCAACGGCAACGTCCGGCACAACCACAGACGGGACAGTTACCTGGACATGGAAAGAATCGTTAGGTAGTTAAAAAATACTAGGATATTTTGTATCCTAGTATTTTTACTATTATTTATTTATTACCCAATTTATAGTATTAGCAATACCTAACGCACTCGAAAAGGGGTTTTTATCTAACAGACGTTGATTATTGCTATTTATTGAAAAGTTACTGTCAACACACAATTTTTTTATACTATTCGCATTTGGCGATTTAAGTCCAATTGAATTACACAAAGAAATAATACTTGCAATTGAATTAATGAATAATAATGGTATTGGGATCAGTTTACAGTCTTGTATATCTCTTTTAATCAATAAACAAATATCTTTAAAATTTAAACTTTTATTATCTTTAGCAATAAGTATTTGATTATTAAATTGTTGAAATTTTATTATTTCGCTGATTATAAAGCTAAGATTGCGGACATATAAAATATCTTTTTTAGTTTTCCCATTGTTAACAAGTGGGAAAAAGCCTTTTCGCATTTGGCTAATCATCTTATAGAAGTTGCCCTTAATATCGTTTTCTCCATATACAACAACAGGGCGAATTATAGTATAAGGAATATTGTGTTGTGAACAAAAACGAACGATATGATTCTCGGCCTCTTTTTTGGAAGATGCGTAATAATCATTTTCGTCATTATTAGTTACTGCAACCGTACTCAAATATATAAAACGTTTTGCATTTAATTTCAGTGCTGTATTTAAAATGTTATCCGTTGCCTGTACGTTGTTACGATAAAATAATGGCTTTGTTTCATCATTTTGTACAATATGAGCCTGACCTGCCGCATGAATAACAACATCAATATTACTACAAGGGATTTTTATTTCATCTAATAAATCATTTTCAACATAATTAACATCGTTAATCTTATTTGAAAAGTGCCTGCTTAAAGCATAAATCGTATTGCCATTTACTAACTGCCGAACTATATCTTGACCAATAAACCCACTTGCACCTGTTACTAATATATCCACGGGAACACCCCTTCCATGGATATATTTTACAACTAAAAGTAATTTTATTCCATAATAAAAGAATATAAGGAGGCGTTCATAAAACTATTTTTTTGTAAAAACTCTTGGTAGTTAAGGCCATAGGGCCTATTTTTTATGGGGAGGGGTTATATTGAAGTTTAAAACAAAAGTACATCATGCTAATGACTGGGTGGCAATTCATATTACTAAAGTATTTGGTACAATGTGGGCTTTTTATGTGGCGCTAATTTACGGGTTATCGCCTATTTTATTTCCTTCCTGTATAGAAAAAATCTTATATTGGAGCAATTTTATCCAGCTAATTGCTTTACCCGTTTTAGCCGTAGGGACCAATATATTAGGTAAATCCTCAGAACGTAGAGCCAAACAAACACACGATGCAGTAATGGAGGAATTGAAGATATTAAAAGGGCTGATGTCTGAAAAGCAGAGGGAGCGATAATGTGGGAGATCTAATAATTGATAGCGGCACCCTTAAATCCCTAATTTGTGGGGCGGTATCCGAGGCAATGCAGCCTTATTCGGAAGAACTGGCAAAGCAAAACGATAGAATACTTGTTCTTGAAACCATCAATCAACGTGACAAAGGGCTTTGCCCACAAAACTGTCCATGCCAAGTAAAATTAAGCGAACACGCTACCCAAATAACTCAAACTACTGCGAGCGTTAAGTCTGCTCACCATCGGATTGATGGAGTATTTAAAACAGCAGCGCTGGTGGGTGGAACTATTAGCGGAGTAGTCACTCTTTTGTTGCTGACTCTCCAAACCTTCCTGCAATGGCATAATATTGGAACTAAGGTGTTAGGAGGTGGCTAATTTGGATATTACCGAACACGTACAAAAGCACACGTTGACCGAAATACTTATTACTCCGTCCCACGGCGAACGCGATACAGCAGCATTCAGGCGCAGCGTTAAGCGGCTTAAAGATGATCGTAATTACAAATGTTTCGTGTCTGGCCGCACAGATAATATCCAAGTACATCATATAGCAGAGTTTAGCCTTGAGAATATTGTCGATTTTGACAAGCTCAAGGCTTTCTTATTGCTGTTTGATCCGCTTGGCTACAGCGCAAAGATGAAAGATGAACCGCTAACATCAATTGACGATCCACGCAACCTATTACCGCTTAATGAAGAATACCACGACAATATTAATGATAAGGTGGGCAATGGGATCGGAGTGCATAATATCACCTTCCCTGCGTGGGTGGCTCAAGTTGTTTGTAAAGCGGGTGAAAATCCGGTGCCGCAGGAAAATGAATCAATCGAAGAAACTAAGGAAAGGATTGGTTAACATGAAAAATGTAACACTCGCCGATATACGAACATTGGCACAAGCAGCAGCGGGGAATATATCTCATGTTTATATCCACTGGACCGCCGGGCATTATGGTCAGCATTTTCCTGATTATCACATCCTAGTTGATAAGGATGGTACGCTGATCGCCACGGTGGACGATTTAACAACTCACCTAAATCATACTTATATGCGTAATACAGGGGCAATTGCTATCGGCGCGTTATGTGCTTACGAGGCCCATTCGACAGATAATCTTGGCCCGGAGCCACCAACTGACGAACAAATCGAAGCAATAGCCCAGGTAATGGCGGTACTCAGTAAAGAACTAGAATTGCCTATTGATATTCAGCACTTTATGACACATGCTGAAGCTGCCGATAACATGGACGGCCTAAATCCAGGGTATGAAGCCAACGGGTATCCCGATGGTAAATATGGCCCGGCCAACTCAGTTGAACGCTGGGATATGTGGGTTGTTAAAGCTGGCGATAAGCCCGGTTCCGGTGGTGATATCCTGAGAGGCAAGTCCATATGGTATCAGCAAAACGGTTGTTAAAACCCATTTTAATAAGCCTGGTAAATTGCCGCTTTTATTAAGACAGACGGCTTTTAATTTTATTAAGGAGTGATTTTATGAGTAAACACGTTTATAAACTCAAAAAGGACCCTATTGACCTGCGCGATCATGTATTTTGTTCAACCTGTTACAAGAAAGCAGAACAGTTGCCAGCCAGTGTAGATTTGCGGAAAAAGTGCAGTCCAGTCGTCAACCAAGGGGAGCTAGGCTCCTGCACTGCCAACGCAATTGTAAGCGGCCTCCGAGAGTATCTGCTCATTAACAAGGAAATCAAGTGGCTACAGTTATCCCGACTATTTCTGTATTACCAGGAACGGTTGCTTGAGGATTCCGTCAGCGAAGACAGCGGCGCGATGATCCGGGATGGAATGAAGGTGCTGAACCAAATAGGCGTGTGCCCAGAAGCTGATTGGCCATACGATATTTCAACCTTCACCAATCCACCGACTGACAAAATGGTTGCTGATGCTACGCCGTACAATGTACAAGAGTACCATCGTATAACGGATTTAGCACAACTAAAAGCGGCTTTGGCAGAGGGATTGCCTGTGGTTATCGGTATTGACATATACGAGTCTTTCGAAAGTGACGACGTAGATAATACCGGAATAGTGCCAATGCCAGACACTTCAAAAGAAGAATGCCTTGGAGGGCATGCGGTTTTGGTTTGTGGTTACGATGATGATAAAAAACAGCTTATAGTAAGGAACAGCTGGGGCATAACCTGGGGAGATTTGGGTTATTTTTACCTGTCATATGACTACTACGATAAGTATTCTAGTGATTGCTGGACAAGCAGGGGGTAGCCATGGATATAGAAGAAATCGAAAAACAGGTATTGCCTTACCTCATAAAACTCGCTGAGTCGCCACCAGTGCAGGCCGAACTACAGGCCGCAAGGGTGGCGATTATTAATGTGATCGAAGCGGAGGCGGCTAAGGCCGTCCCGTTTGGTTTACGGACCATCGCCCGTTTATTGCGGTGGGTAATAAAAAATATAAAAGGATGTGTTTTTAACATGGAAAAGAAATTTAATTTACAGAGGTTTGCCGATACTGAAACTGCTTCAACCGGAGCTGCCACTATCACCGTCCAGAACAGTGCCGAAACAGTATTATCCGGGGCTACTGTCAGCGTAACAATTAGCGATGTTACCTCTACGGCGACTACTGGAACCGATGGAACTGCAACTTTTAGCGACTTGGCAGCTGGTTCACAAACCTTTACCGCAACTCTTGATGGCTATACCTCCAATACTGCGAACGTTACCGTAGAGGCTGGTGATACTGTAACCGGAACTATCACTATGGTCGCAACAACTGCCAGCGCAGTAACTTCCGTTATTACCGCTGTACTGAGCGAATTGTCCGACCTGATTAGCAATGCTTCAACGGAGGCGGTAGCAACTGTTATTACCGAGCTAGAAACCGAAATCGACACAACGTCTAGCCTATGGGTAAAGATTCGGGATAACATGGAAAAAGCTGTGCTCACATCAATTAAGAGCATCGTTATTTCAACTTTGGTTAGTGCATTGACTGATAAAATCGAATCGTACTTAAATAAAGTTTTGACAAACGAAGCAAACGCAGCTAAGAAGTAATATTAAAAGGCCCGGTCTTAATTGATCGGGCCTAATTTTTTTATGTGGGAGGGTTGAACATGGCAAAAGTAAATGTGCTATTTAGTTATCCGTGTACGCCATTTGGTGAATTAGTAGAAGCGGTAGAAGGCAAGGGAGAGCCAAGCCACGCCGCTATATTTATGCTGGGTGGAATATTGGAAGCGCTTGATAATGGTTTTGTGAAGTCGCCGCTAACCGCCTATGACGGATTCAAGACGACGGTATTATCCGTTGATGTGCCGAATATTGAAGCGGCTGAAGCAGAGGCCAAAAAGCTGTTAGGTACGCCTTACGGTTATCGCGCCTGTGTCGATGGTGGTCTGCATGACTTGTTAGGTGTTACTGTGCCGGGTGATGGAGAGAAAACCGTAGATTGTTCAGAAGCGGTAACCAGGATTCTACAAGCGGGTGGGCTTGATATATTTCCGGATTTTTCGGCGGATAATGTTACTCCGGCTGATTTGTTGCGAAAGTTGCAGGGGGGTAAAGTGTAAAAACTCACGGCATTTGCCGTGAGTTTGCAACATAGGTCGCTCATTTATTACTCTACTTTATTCGCTAATACAGAATTACGTATTTTAGTAATCAAAGGCAATCTTAGTTTTTGTACTGACTTCACTATTTCTTTTAAAATAAGTGATACAAGTATAACTAATAAAATATATACAAAAATATTATTTCCGTTGAAAGTTTTAAAGTAGACACTTAAAACTTTCATATGGACTAAATACATTTCATATGATAGGCTCCCAACTAAACCAATTGCTATGGAATTGAATTGTATTTTTATCAACAGACTTATTATAAAGAACACAAAAAATATAGATGCGATAGTGCTACTACCCGTGAAATAGTATTTATGACCAAAACTTGTATTATTAATAAGATATAAAACAAGAAATGGAATCCATATTCCGATAATTGCTAACCAATAATGTTTTACAATCTTATTAATTGATCTTTCAAATGTGCAATAATTACGTCCTATATAAACTCCGATTGGGAAACAAAAAATAGCATTATGCCAATAACTATCAAGGTGTAATCCAGTGCAGGTTGCGCAATATATTAATGTATATCCAAACAGTACTACAATTGCATGTTTTCCAGAAAGATATCGGAAAGATAAAAAAAACGCTATATATAATAAAACGGTAGCATTAATATACCACATTGCACTGTCGATCATCTTAATCCCAATAGCATATAAAATTATATCTGTATAGCTATAGACTTTGTTAAAGAATAAATATTCTATACCCAAAACGATTAAATTTAAAGTTATGTAAGGAATTAAAACTCTGCTGATTCTTTTTGAAAAAAAGTCTTTGAAATAGTCACTCTTTCGCAAACTGGAAAAAATTAATCCATAACCTGATAAAAAGAAAAAAATACTAACCCCTAAATAACCAAAGTTCTGAAACGGTGACAGTAGCCCAGGTAAAGGCATCGCTTTACTTACATGATGAAAAATTATGACTAAAATACATAATCCTTTTAATATATCAGTATTTTTTTTTGATAAAAAAGCATCATTATAGGTATGTATTTTTACTTTATATAACAGTAAAATGGGGATTATTAAATAAACTAATAAGTAAATAGGATAATTATTATCAAAGATTATTTTTGTTACACCAGCCAGCATGATTTTCCCTTTCTATCCTTAGATTTGTTTAGTATTAATTCCCTATAATGTAATAAAATACCTCTTTGAATGAAAAATATACTTTTGAGATGCGCCGGGCTGTTTCTTTAAAGGCTGGTGGACTGGGGATACGGTACACTTGCAAGATAATGGGTAAACAGATTTATTTGTTTGATGATGAGGGCCGCTGGTTTATCGGTGTCATAACGGAGCCTTCATCTATGACTGTAATTTTTGCGGATAAAAGTGCTTTTACATTCATTAGCAAAATTAATCTGATTGGTCAAAGCTTCTATAACATCACTTAGTTGTCCAGAGGATAAAGTTGTTAAATTTATAGCTTTGCCATTACCATTTATGATGTTATTAATTTGATAACTAAAATACCCCAAAGATAGTAACTGCTTTTTTAAATCTTCGATATGAGATATACTTTTATCCAAAAAAATCACTCCACGTATAAAATACTTAAATGTATATATTTGGATAATTAACATTAAATCCCTTTTTTGATGTTTGTTTTTTTATATACTGGGGCAGGAGAATTTTTATAGAAGCCGCAGCAATACACGGAGTTAATGAATAGTGTTGTGAGTGCGAGATTTAGCCGCTACGGCATTTTTATTGTCTGGGTAGTACGAATCTTCATGTGAGTATAAATTATCGGTTTAAGGGCAAAATATTTAGTTCGTTTTTTCGACTAATTTTCTTCTTCCGGCTAAAGGTCTAAGCATGTCCCGAACAATTTCTATAGTTAGCCCAGCAGCTTCAATTTCAGGGATCATTGCATGAATTATAGTTTCATTATCGATAATTTCATTAGGCTCTTCATGAAAATACCATTGAGGCAGCTGGGCTAGTTTTATTAGGGCTATTTCCTTTTGTTTTCCATATTGTCTCGTTCCTGACTCAACTCTTGATACTGACTCTTGAGCCATTCCTATTTTTTTAGCAAGTTCTTTTTGGGTTATACCTAGTATTTTTCTAGCTTCTTTTGCTTTTTCTGCGTAAGTTTTCATTTGGTTTTTCGCTCCATATATTATTTTACTGAGTATCGTTTTTGCAATAATAACCTGATTCACAGTCAAAATACGAGTACCGTTTTTGCAATAGTTGGACCGTTTTCGACCTATATTCTGCTGTAGAGGCTTACCAACCTGGTAATGTCCTGGTTTTATTGGCATAGGTACGTGACCGTTTTAGCATAAAACCAGTATCGTTTTTGCAATAGTTAATAGAGAATAAAGAAGCTTACAGTATGATTTCCCTATCAACTATAAGCTTCTTTACTCTCTATTTATTTAGTATCGTTTCTGCAATATTAAAATGCCGCTTGAGTATCGTTTTTGCAATAATAACATTAGACTTTTATTCTCTTCTGCAACTCTTGCGATAACCCAAGAACGTTTAAAAATTCTTCGCTCTGTAACTTAATATCGGATTCTTCTTGTTCAGCCACTTGCTTGTCCCGTTCTTTACTAATTTTTTCTGCTTTTTCCTTCCGGCCCTTGCGTACCTCGGAGGAAGTTTTCCAACCGTCTTCTATCGCTGATCGGAGCCAACCGCCCTCATTGTCCAGCGGTGGTCTATTATTTCTAGCGCGGTTTGCAACTTCAGCTTTCATCGCTTGCAAATGCTTTAAACAATACGCTTCGCCATATTTTTTTATAAACTGATTGGCTGTCTTTTTGTCTAAATAAATTTCCAATTCATTATTGCTTGTAGCGGCTATTTCTTTAAGTCCCTGGTCTATTTCAGCTTGTTGATCACTGAATAAATCAAGTTCGCCCGCTACCGTTTTAATATTAAAAGTAACACCGATTACTTTCTTACCCTCTTTGTTGGGTTTAAAACTAACCATAATGTCATTATCTTTTTCGTTAATTTCTGTGATCGCTGGCTTTAAAACTCTTAGATTAAACTGCCCATATTCGTGGTATTCATCCTCTTGCATGCCAAGCAACTTTTTCAAGTGGCTCAATGAATAAATAACCTTACCCTGCTTTCGCCATGACCGCAATATTTCATACAGTATTGGAGTATACTTGCCTTTCAATCTTGCCGCCGTTTTTAAGTAATACCACGTATAATTCCCATTGGTTAAATAGTCTAAAATGTCTTCGGTGAATTTAAAAGTAATTTGGCCTTTACGCTTTATATAGCTGATTTTTTGAAACCAATTAACATCATCGTCAACTTCGTATAATTCACCTGTTTTAAGGTCTTTTTCTACCTTCTTAACCTGTATACCCTTGCCTCTAACTGTAGATAGTTCCTCTTTTATGTCATTGTATATAGATTTTCTATCAATACCGCATAACTCAATAAACTCTTGAACAGATACTGAATAAGCGGTTTGTTTAGTTTCAGCCTTTTCATTCTTTAGAATCAATGAAATAGCCGCCATAATTATTTTTTGCTGAATATTTGTAAGAGGGTCCCTGCCTAATACCGGATACTCTACTCTAACAATGGTGTTAGACTTTTTTATAATAGCATTGTCGTTTAGCTTTTTTTGTATGTATTCGCTCGGCATATTATGCACCTCTAGCAAGATATTACCAAAGCAGATTAATTATTGCAAGTTTGTATTTTTTGCAACATATTTTTCGAGTATCGTTTTTGCAATTTTAACTTTACTGAGTATCGTTTTTGCAATAATACAGTATCGTTTTTGCAATTTTATTTTAGCTCTGAGTATCGTTTCTGCAATAGTTGAGTATCGTTTTTGCAATAGTTAGCATCTCGTAAAGCATTGATATTACTGGCTTCGTGGCATGTCCTAAAAATATGTTTTAAAAATACTGTTTTAAAAATAACAACAAAAAGCAGCTGTTGTTGTTTTATTTTTTATATTTTTTAATAACCCAATTGATTCCTTCTTCTACTAAGTCAGAAGTCGTACGGTCATAGAAAGCACCTAATACTTTTAGCTGTTTAATAGATTCTGGTGGAACATATACAGTTAGTTGCACATTATTTTTGGAATTTGGCGTTTTTCTAGTGTTGCGTTTCTTTTCGGATTTAGGTTTCGGCGGTTCAGCGGCTAACAGTTCCTGTATACGTGCACCAATGCTTTTAGCCTCTTGCGAGTTTGTGTCTTCAATAATTTGAGTGCTTACAGGCGTATCAATAACAACACTTGTAGTTTTTTGATCTTGTGACTCTATATACTTATCAACAACTGCGTTATTGTCTTTAGTGGCTTGCTCACTTGCGGTCATACTAATTTGTTCGTTCATGTTTTTATCGTTTTGTGTGTTTATGTGTTTATGTGTTTGCACATTATTGTCATTGTCGTTAATAAATCCAAGGGCTGGCGACTTTACGCTATCAAATACACTAAGCTTTTTTGCCACGTTCAAGCATCTCCTTTAGGACTGGTCTATATTGTTTTACAGCGGCTTCAATTTCTGGATTATTGTAGAATCCTGCATATGATAAACGGCCTGTTGCGGCAGAACGTTTTATATAATTATTCAAACAATCTTTACCTATTTCCGGGTGACTTTTTATAAGTTGATAAAACTCTTGGTTATCACTACGCCGCATATCCATGAGGTTAACCAGAATGCCCAAAACACTTAAATTAGGGTTGAGCGGTTTAACTGAATAGATAGTTTCGTATAGACTGAACATGGCACTATAACAAAACTTGCTTGGCTCATACATGGCTAATACATAGTCGCTGGCAATAAGACAGTTAATGAGCATATCGCTAAGCGCCGGAGCGGTGTCGATAATCACATAGTCATAATCCGGGGATAACTTATCCAACATTTCCTTGAAAACAATATTCATTTTGTTTTGGGGAACATTTCGTAGCAAATACTTTGTGAAAAATCCTGCGTTTTCATCACCTGGCATTAAATCAAGATTTGGCGAAAGATTTTCTAGGTATTCGCCTGGGTTTTCGTCTTTCATTGCATCCAGTATCCCTAAATAACCTTCTAGCCGCCTATCGCGAATTGGCGTTTGCAGTAACATTTCCGTGAGGTTCCCTTGCTGGTCAGTATCGATACATAAAACTTTATATTTATCACTTAGCAGGTAGGCCAATATTCCGGCTGATGTTGTTTTTGAAACGCCGCCCTTTTGGCATGCGACTGTTATAACGGTTGCCATTGTTCCACCCCTTCCAATAGGCTTATATATTAGCCAACAAAACGACAAAATCCTTTAATGGTTTATGTTTATTTTTACTTACTCACTTAAATATATATGACTATGTGATTAAATGAGTAAGTGTGTTTGTGTGTTTAAACATTTAAAAATAAAAAGGTGATGCTACCACCACCGCAATCTTAGGGGCATATGGCACGGCCGTAGCCCGGCAATAAAATCGCTGGTCAGGCGCATTTTTTGTCGATAACCGCCATATGTTCCACAAAAGGGGGTGCGTATGGTGGTGCCAGTTGTTCCGCAACTAATACCGTTAATCATTGCTGGCCTTGTCGCTATAGCGCCAATAGCGCATATAAATGTTGCTAATAAGGATAACTATAATAGCATGTATGATAAAACAACTGATAACTCAAAAATCACAAATGATAAAACCAATTCAGCGACAACAAAAATAGTAACTATTCGCGAAGGGTTTAAAGGGGTTGTACAGGATGGACAAATTTTTCAAGTGCCATTCTATCAGAAAACGACCGTCGAAAAATCTTACACCGGAAGGGAGGAAGAACTAGGTAGGCAGGAGCAAATAGCTAACAAACAGCAGGACGCTAATACCCATGAGGTTGAAGAACAGCCCAGCGCTGTTGGCACAGTTTTTAACGGCTTCATTAGCAGCAGCAGGGCGGCTCTGTCAAGCGTTTGGAGGCGAGTTAAGCTGTGAGCGAGTACGATAAACTGATTAAACCGTATGCTCGGAAACTTGAAAACTGGGTAAATAAAAAGATGGGATTAGAGATTCCATGCACTGTCCGGCATACTGTCAATGCTATTTGGCAGGGCGAAGAAATTCGGCCTAAAATTTATCAGGAGCGTAAGCCCTGGGGATGGGAGTTCAAAATTTATGTCGCGCCGGGAAGTAGTCACGATGATGTAATAAAAAAAGCCCGGAACTTTGAGTCTGTGACCGGTTGTGAGTGTACATTCTTCAGTAAAAGAAAAGCCTTAATCATGCGCGTGATCGAGAAACCAATAGGTAAAAGATACGACTTTAACCTTGCTGATGTAGGCATAAACTCCAATGAACTAAAACTGCCAATTGGATATGATGTGCGCGGCGAATTGCAGACGTTTAGCCTAGATAATACCTATCACGTATTAGTCGGTGGCCCTACCCGAACAGGGAAAAGTAATACTTTGAATGGATGGATACACACGCTATTGAACAGCCCATTACAGCCAGAAATCATCGTGGGCGACTGTAAGCGGTGCGAATTTAGCTATTTAAAAAGAGAGGTAAAGCTATTCACAACTGTTCCGGACGTTGAAAATGCACTTGACCAGGTTGAACAAGAAATGCGACGGCGGCTTGATCTGTTTTATGAGGCAGAGGTTGCTAATTACAAAGAGTATGACGGCGATATTAAAAGGGTAGTCGTGATAATTGATGAACTAGGCGAAGTCAAAAGTAAAAAGGCTATTGCAAGCATTGACGCATTATTGCGGCTATCAGCTGCCACCGGTATACACTTGATACTTGCCAGTCAGCGGCCCAGCAGCACTTTTTTGGGCAAAGAGTCAAGGTTTGGTGATCTGAAAAGTAATCTGATCGGGCGGCTGGCGTTTAGTTGTTCTTCTAAATTAGATACCAATATGGTACTAGACCAATATGTCAGCATGCGGAAAATCCCCGGCAGGTGCTTATGGCGAACTAGTGATGATGTACTGTTAGAAACACAAGCACCACTGTTTAACCGGAGGGCTGCGCATGAATAATTTTCGTTATGCGAGGCAAAGGGATAATGCTATACTTGCCGCACTCGAAAATTATCAATGCTTAGACACCTACCAACTAGCTATCCTGTTTTTCCCTAGCCGTAAAATGGCTCGTAAAAGGATGCTGGAATTGTACAAACGTAAAAAGGTGAAACGGGCTAGAATTGATATAGACCAGCCGAATATTTATTATCTGGATAAATTAGATGAACATATAGCTATGATAAATTGGGCGCGGCTCTATCTAGAACGGAAATGCGCCTGGGGTGATACTCCGATTAGCTTTGACTATAAAGCTATGACAATAACATACGAGAATCCACTTACGAAAAAATCCCGGCAAACTAAAATTATTACCGGGAAACAACTGAATTTTGGTGGGAGCACATTTCCGGTGGATGAGCAAAAAATAGAGAACATGAGGGAGGAATTATTATGCGGCCGGCACTAATATCCCTCATTCTACTGTTAACACCGATCAAGTGCTTCGCTGGATTGACGGCGGTTATTCAAACGGCAATAGGCCCAGGAACGCCGGGTTTCGCGGTGATTACGCTAATCGGCCTATCTATTTCCCGGTGGATACTGGTTACGCTCTGCAATGCGTTTGGGCATGAAACAATATCCGGTGGCATCGACATAGTGCTAAAATGTGTTGCAGTGGGCCTAGTGCTTAGTACAGTATGGGCGCTGGTAGATGGTACCTTCGTTAAGATGGGCTTTTGATATGTTTGACTGGCTTTCTATTGACCATATAAAGTTAGTCACCAGGTCTGTAGCTAATGATGCTTACACCTTGATTATGATTGCACTTGTTATATACGCATTATCTTTTATGTGTCAGGCATTTGAGCGTAAATTAATAAGAGTTATTATGTTAGTTATGCTAGTTGACGGAATCATGCGCATTATTGCTTACCTCACTACTTAGCACGCTACAACGTACGCTACTAGCCATACTATCGGGCATATCTTATAGTGACTTTGTAGCACTGTGCTACCGAAAATAGCAAGCGGCCCAGCAAAAATACTAGACCGCTTGTGCTAACTAGGAGTTTTATTGTTTTATTGAGCCGCTCTTTAGGCGACAGGTGGTGATAGATAAAGCTGTATTAGCTTCTTGATTTAAACATTTGCCACATATTGTCTTTGTTGCTTCGTGTCGAAAATGGTAAAATGTCTGCCATAGGTAGCAATATAAGGAGCAATATTTGGAGTACACCTACATCCGAGCTTACCGGAAACGGCTTGGATGGACACAAAAACAACTTGCAGATGCTTCCGGTATTCATCGCAGCACAATTGCAGAAATTGAACTAAGACACCATAACCCGAAACAGTCAGAACTGGCTAAAATAGCCGCCACGCTTGGCGTGACGGTAGAACAATTGTATATCCAGCCATAAAAAAGCCCTGGTGATATGTCATCATCAGGGACTTTTTGTCGGTATTTGATTTACTTGATTTGTCAATTATATGGTAGGAATTTGAAATTTTGTCACGAACAAACATATATTTTATGGGTAAAATCCGCCACTGTACTTATAAAAAAATCGTGTAAAATTGTTGTATATAGCAGGAATAAATTGTAGCTAGATTGAAGTTATACCCAAACATATGTTCGTACTAATTTTGGAGGCGGTTTCGTTGGAAAAGGAAAGTGATGTACTTATTGCAATCATGGCCGAAAAAATCATAGCAAAAATTATCGCTGATTCTGAGCAAAAGACTGAATAATTATTTCTAGTGCCTTCCGGCGTTCGGCTGGGAGGCTTTTTAATGTCTTCATAATTTCTTCATCTGATAAAACTGCCTCTTTGGTTTCTTGATACAACTGTTGCTGTTGTTCTGGCGACATGGATTTAAAAATCTGTGCCGCTTTTTCGCGTTGCTGGTTGTCATTAATATTATTATCCATGTAATCAATTATACGGTCGATAGCAACTGGATTGGGTTTATCGTCAAACACCGCCATGCTTACGCCAAGGGCTGTAGCTATCTTGGAAAGATTTTCTGTTGTTGGAGTCGTCGTTCCGGCTTCGATACGACTTAGTGTTGGCTGTTGAATGTTTGCAATTTTATGGAGGCGGTACTGTGTCCAACCTTTTTTTTCTCGCAAGTCTATTATCTTTTTACCGTAGTCCATAATAACACCTCGTATATACATACATGAAAGTATTGTAACACAGGGAAAATTTAATGAAAATATATACTCGAATGTATTGACTATATACTCGAATGTATATATAATAATAAATGTAAGGAGGAGTTCACATGAAATTACGATCAATCATTGAAAAAAAGAAAATTACTCCATATCGGTTAGCAGCGATTTCTGGAGTTTCACAACCGACAATTTCAAGAATTTTGACTGGTAAAACTCCAGAACCAAAAACAGGCACGCTACGTAAGATAGCCGCTGGTCTAGGTGTTAGTGTATCCGAATTAATGTGAGATAACGCTCAATAATATCTTACGCAATTGGTTTATGGAAAATGCATAAAAAATTGGAGGGAGGTGGAACCATGACAACAATGTGCTATGTGCTACTTGGATTCGCGTTAACAATAAGCGCATACGTTGGCTGGTCAGAACAATGATACATAGCTTTTATGAATGGCTAACTAATGATGGACAACTGACCTGGTGCGAAGTGGCAGGGGTGGCAGTTGTATATCTCGCGTGTATGGTAGTTGTTGGTTGTTAAAAAAAAGGAGGGGCTGTGTCGTGGAACAGCAGCCCACATTAGGGAGGGGCGTTATCGCCCCACAATTAAATAGTAGTGCAGAAAGGAGGATAATACCATGTCAAATATTACACGTTCATTTTGCAAAACGGCACGTGCTGAACGCCTAAAATGGTTCACTTCGAGAGATGAAGCTGCTGAATATGCGTTATGCAGCTCACGCCGCTTGGCTGATTACGAACTTGGTAAAGCGTTTCCAGCGCCGGACGTGGCGGCGGCAATGGCGCTGGCTTATAAAAGTTATTTATTAGTCAATACCTATTGCGATGTCTGCCCGGTTAAAAAGGCAAAAAAACAAATAAAAGGCACCTGCTGTGCGAAGCAGATGCCTTCTAAATAAAATATTCAAGCTTATCCTAATTATAACATAGGGAGCGTGAACAAGCAATATGACAATGTTAAACGCGACAATCGAACGGGCATTAAGCCCTTATATACAACCAGTACAGCCAGTGGCTAAACCTCATGTAGTAGGCAAGCGGATTACAAGCCCTTATTACCGTAACCTGCAAGTTAACCTTGATACTGCATCAGATATGCTGGAAATGTTCGATGATCGTATTTCAGCACTTGAAACGGAGCTGTCAGAGCTAAGGGAAATGAAGCGGACGTTTCGTGGACTGGTAGGTGCAAAGTAATGGGTGACTTAAACCAGTGCGGATACTGCAACCCACCATCTACATACTACTGCGACTATGTTTGCCCGATAGCACAAAGGGCGCAGGAGGCGGAAGAAGATGACGACTAACACAATGGATTTAAAGGTTATTGAAAAGGTTCAAAAATTTAGTTGGAACTATGAAGCGGTTAAGGCTGAGTTAGAAAAGTACACTGAAAACTTTGTTGGCTTGGTTGTAAATGATGAAAATCTTAAAGATATGGAAAAGGCGCAACGTGAGGTTGCATCTGACAGGATTAGAATAGGAAAGTTTAAATTGGCGGTAAAACATGACCTTGAAAAACCTTACCTTGATTTTGAGGAGCAAATCAAAAATTTGTTGAAGTTGGTTGAAAGTGTTGAAAAGCCAATTAAAGATCAACTCGACAAATACGAAATCCGGCGCCGCGAAGAAAAAACGGCAGAAACTTATAGCCTGATCGCTAAAATATCGGATGAATTAGGGCTTGAAGAAACATATCGCCACAAGATCGCAATTGCTGATAAGTGGCTGAACCGAACGCAAAAGTTCAGTGATACCAAGGAAGACATTCAAATGCAAGTTGTTTGGTTGTTGGATGTTCAGAAGCAAGACCAGGATGCAGCTAAATTTCAATCAGAAAAAATTGAAATGGCAAAATTTCTTTGCGAATCTCTTAGCGTTGGGATGGCTACTCCGTTAACCTTCGCCGAGATTGAAAACCGGATTGATTCCTTCGATATTTCCGGATTAAGAAAACATATTGAGGGTGAAGTTGCTAGGCGTAAAGAGCGCGAGGAACGGGCGGCACAACAAGCTATTGAGCGGGCTGAAAGGCAACGGTTAGAGGCTGAGCAACGAGCAGAACGGGAGCGCATAGCAGAAGCGCAGCGGCAAGTAAAATTAGCTGAACAGGAACGGGTTGCGCAAAGTGAAGCGGTAAAGGTTGAACATGCGCCGGTCGAAAAACTTTGGAATGTTCAATGCGTAATGTATGGCATTACTGAAAAACAGTTTTCCGAGGTTGCTGAATTTATCAAGAGCAAAGGTATTGAACTTAAAACCGCTGCTAAACCTGCGAAAGAAGGCGCGGCGTAATGACACAACAGGAAATAATGGGGCTGTTGCAAGCCCCATTCCCTCCGGAAGAAATTGAATGGCGTGTTCAAAGTTGTGGAGTATCTGCTAACGGTAAACCCTGGGCAATGGTTATATGTTATATCCAGGCAAGGGCCGTACAGCGCCGACTAGATAGTGTCTTTGGTTGGGACGGGTGGACAGATGAATACCGGGTTATTGATAAAAATATCATCTGCCGCCTTGGGATAAAGACGGAAAGCGGTTGGATTTATAAAGAAAATGGAGCGACTACAACGGATATTGAGGCGTTCAAGGGCGGCATTAGTGGAGCATTTAAAAGAGTAGCGGCAAGCGGTTTGGGAATAGGCCGATATTTATACGAAATTGACGATCAATTTGCTAAGTGCCAAATAGATAAACCAAGCAATAACAATGGATGGGAAATAGCTAAGACTAAAGATAAAAAGACAATCTACTGGGAAATACCCCAACTTCCATCCTGCGCTTTACCACAAGGCACTAAACAAACGGATACACCACCACAGCAAAAGGCACAGCCGACAGCTAGTCCGGCCAAACAGCCCCAGAAAGCCGCAGAACCTACTAAACTACCAACCAGCACCAGCAATGCTCCGAAGTGTCACGTGTGCGGCAAGGGCATTACCAAGAGCAGATATGAGGAATCAGGCATGTGCGTATCATGCCAGGCGAAGGAGAAAACAGCATGAATAAGGTGATATTAGTTGGTCGCTTGGGCCAAGACCCAGAAGTGCGTTATACCCAGTCCGGTAAAGCGGTTGCATCGTTTAATTTAGCGGTCAACCGCTACGGCGGCGGCGAGAAGAAAGAAGCTGACTTCATCCCAATAGTGGCCTGGGAAAAACTGGCTGAGATAATCGGGAACTCATTATCAAAGGGCCAACGGGTACTTATCGAAGGGCGGCTACAGATTAGGTCTTATGATGGCAACGATGGTCAGAAACGGCGTGTTGCTGAGGTAGTGGCGCAGAACATGGAGTTTTTAGAGAAGAAACAGAGCAATGATGATACTCATGGTTTTGGCGGTCAGGTATTCCCTCAAGAAGATATACCATTTTAGCCTATGGAGCGGTGCAGAATGTGCGGCAGGCCCATAAAGGTGCAGGAATCAGTAGCAAATCAGCATGGGCCGCGCTGCTACCGAAAATATGTAGCTATGGGCAGCCCCGTGCAGACCACGTTTGAGTTTGAGCATAAACCGAGTCGGTGGGATGGCCTCAGCATGATGGAGGCACATCGGCTAATATGCAAGATTATTGAGGGGAGAGCGAGTAATAATGCAAATTAGTAAAGATTTGAAAGAGATAATAGAGAGCCATGGTAAATGGTTGAGGGGCGAAGATGGCGGCGAACGTGCCTATCTCAGTGGTGCCTATCTCAGTGGTGCCGATCTCAGTGGTGCCTATCTCAGAAGTGCCGATCTCAGTGGTGCCTATCTCAGTGGTGCCGATCTCAGTGGTGCCGATCTCAGTGGTGCCTATCTCAGTGGTGCCGATCTCAGAAGTGCCGATCTCAGTGGTGCCTATCTCAGTGGTGCCGATCTCAGTGGTGCCGATCTCAGTGGTGCCTATCTCAGAAGTGCCGATCTCAGTGGTGCCGATCTCAGAAGTGCCGATCTCAGTGGTGCCTATCTCGACAAACGATATATTCAAACTACTTGCATTGGTAGCCGTAAAGGAACAACGACATATTGCTTCGAGGATGACAATATAACATGCGGTTGCTGGAACAATTACAAGGGCGGTACGCTAGACGAATTTGAGGCAAGGGTAAAAGAAGCACACGCTGACCATCCGCAATATTTGGCTGAATACCTTGGGTTTATAGAATACGTCAGGAAACTTAAAGCAGAGAATTGATTAAAAATTTTCAATAGCAGTACAGGGCAGACTAGCCCAGTTTATTATATGCGGTTACGGTTTATGTTATGCAAGGGGGCGGAGAAATTTTGGGAGATGTAGGTTGGATAAAAATATACCGTTGTTTAACTGAGAAAGCAATCTGGACTTGTTCCACCCCTGAGCATTGCAAGATACTTATTACCTTGCTGATGATGGCTAATAGTGACAAAAAACAATGGGTTTGGCAAGGTAAACAATTTGAAGCAAACCCAGGCCAATTTGTAACAAGCGCAGACTCAATTATAAAAAAATGCGGAAAAGGTATTACTCGCCAAAATGTGCGAAGTGCGCTTACAAAATTTGAAAAACTCGATTTTTTAACCTACGAAACAACCAAGACCGGAATGCTTATAACCATAGTAAATTGGGAGGTCTATCAAGATAAATCAGCACCGACCAACCAAGAAAGCAACCAAGAACCAACCAACAGGCAACCAACAGGCAACCAACAGGCAACCACTAACAAGAATAATAAGAATAATAAGAAGGATAAGAAGGATATAAATAACGCGCGAGAGAGCAAAGTCCAATTTGCTGAGTTCGTTAGTCTGACCAATGCGGAGTATTCCGCACTCGTGACACAATTCAGCGAACACGGAGCTAAGCGCATGATTGAGATACTTGACGATTACAAGGGTGCTAGTGGTAAAACATACAAGTCTGATTATCGGGCTATTCGCACATGGGTTATTAAACGGTATACGGAAGAACTTGAACCGGGCAAAAAAAATAAGCCTAAGCAAAAAGACAACCTTGACCGATTTGATCAATTTTTGAGGGGTGAGACGTTTGACAATCCAGGAAACGACGATGATATTGAAGTTCATTGCGAACATATTTCCGAAACTGGCTGAGGGTAACAACGATGCGTTTAATAAACGGATTATGTCCTGGCACTTGTTGCTTTCAGACGTTGACTACAACTTGGCGAGCCAGGCGGTTATCAAGATGCTTCGAGGCGAAGAATATCCCAGCCCCGGCCGGATAATCAAGGCTGTTAAGTCAATACAAAATGCCAATATACCAAGTGCGGAAAACGCATGGGCAGAGGTATTGCTAAAGCTGGACCCTTACCGGAGGCCTGAGTGGTCACACAAGCTGATAGGCGAGGCTGTTCGGTGCATGGGGTACGTTGAATTGTGCCGGAGTGAAAACCCTAACATTGACCGGGCGCAGTTTTTAAAAATATATAACAACCTGCTAGAACGGCACATGGACCGGGAGGAAAACGAGGTTGTATGTGAGATAGCACGGCATACGGTGTTGCGGCTGGCAAAGGGGATTGGGTAGCATGATAAAAATAATAACGGACCATGGTGACATTAAAGTTATTACGCCACAAGAAATGGCCGAAAACATTAAGCAAAGCGTCGAAATTCGGATGAAATTGCGGCAAACAGTAGACCAACTTAATAAGGCACATGAAATATTCAGCGAGTTATTTAGCCGGGATTTGCCGGGAGATTCGATACTTTTGGTTAACAAAATGTTAGAGATTACGGAGTTAAATCTACTTAGCAACCGGGATTACCTATTACAGAGATTTTACAAACTTTATCCAGAGAGCGAAGGAAAATCGATACGCGAGATATTTAGCGAGGGCGAATAGAGGTGGCGTAATGACCCTAGCAAAAATAACTCTCGCCGGAATGCGCCCTATCACGAAAAAAAATCACACTGAGCGCACTAAATCAGGGGCTACGATACAGTCCAAGGCGTACAGGGACTACGAGAGCAGTTGCCTATGGCTGTTAAAAAGCCAGTGGCGAAAACCTCCGTTAACAGGCAGGATGAACCTTTGTGCCAGGTACTGGATGCCTAACCATAGGAGCGAACCTGACCTGATAAATTTGCTACAGGCTACGGCTGACATACTGGAAAAGGCCGGGGTAGTTGAGAATGACAAGTATTTTAGGCGGTTTGACGGTAGCGAGGTAGTGGGGATTGATAAGCATAACCCAAGGGTTGAGATAGAAATTGAGTTGTTGGAGGGGTAGACGATGATTTTTGATGGTAATTGTCCTGAGTGTAGTAATGATGACTTAGATGTGCTTGAGTGTGAATGGCAGGGAGATTTTGTTGCCGTTAGGCTGGAATGCCCAGTATGCGGCAAGGAAACATATGTGAAGTACAACCCTGGGATTGTAGTGGAGGGGTGAACGATGGATAGTTTTGTTAAAGAATGTTTGTGCATTATAGCAGGGATTATGGGGATGGCACTTATTTTTATATTTCTGCTGGTATGTATGGCTAAATTCCTATGATGTTGTTGGAGGGCTAAACATGTATAAGGCAGTAAAACAGGTATGCGCCACCTGCGGCAATGTGAATAGAGCGGCGTATCCGGGGAAGATGGTCTGTTACAAGCAGAATACGGCAGTTAAGCAGGCGGTACTGGTGAAGGGTAATGGCAAATGCAACAGGTGGAAGGGGATGGCCGGGCGATGAGAATGGTAACGGAGTTTGTAAAAGAGGGGATAAATCGTTTGCAGTTTGGCTTTTTTGAATACACGAAGAAAAATGGTAGAAAGATAGCCCCTTGTGGATCGGCGCGAAAATGCAAAAATCATCATCGTAAATGCGATTACATTGTTGACTGTGATCGAGTGAATACATGTCCTGAAAAAGCAGATTTAAGATTGTGGTATGAGTATCAGCTAAGAGGGTGGAAGAAAAAGCCTAAACGCTTAAAGCAGATTACTCGGCAATGGGAACGTGAGTACAGAAATTTAGAGTCAAGGACAAAATGCAAGGACTGTAATCTGGGATATTGTTCCCAAAACGGAGTACAAAATCCTAAGTGCTGGGTAGCTATAGAGGGGAAGGGGTGCAGTGATGGTTGACAATCGTAAATGCCCGGTATGCGGCAAAACGCTAAAATACTCATGTGAAACATACGCGAGGTCACACAACAAGTATTGTTCACTCGAATGTTATGAGTATTCCAGGTCGGCACTACTGCAAGAGGCTAAGAAGCAAAATAAGACACCCAGGGAAGTTTTAGTAAACCTTTTGAACGAATACGGCAGCGCAAAGGCGGCGGCTGAAATGATCGGGACAACTCACCAAATATTATTAAAATGGCGGCGCAAATACGGAATTAGGCATGTATGGGTATAAGCAAAAGAACAAGGCCACTGCGCGAGCGACCTTGTTCTAGGGTAAAGGTAATGAAAAGGTTACAGTAATATTATACCCCGGCTAGGCTGGGTTTATACGGGGAGGGGTAAGCGAATGAAGGATTACGTAATCTTTAAAACCGATATGTATTGTGACGACGAATTGCATTTTAAAGCGGGCAAAAAATATGAAATTATTGGCGAAGTTAATGAAAAATATGCCGTTTCGTATGGGCGTAAAAATAAAATGGAATGTTGCCTAATGCCTAAAGACTATGACGGTATTGTGGTGGGGTGCTGATAATGTATAACGACAAGGCTGTTGAAAAGCTGATAGAAAACCTTTGCGAAAACGGTGATTGCCCTTGCCATTATAGATTAAGAAACAATTGTGCTGAATATGATGATGATTGCTTTTCTTGCTGGAAACAGGTACTAAGTACAGAACCGGAGGGTGACAAATGAGCGGCTGGATTAAATATCCTTACAAAGAATGTGAGGAATGTGAAAAATTTGATTGGGATAGAGCAAATGATGTTGTCCCTCAACCGTATATGGCGTGTAGTTATAGTGAGGATTGCCCTATAACAGAACCGGAGGGTGACAATGGCTAAGATAACGGCTGAACAAGCTATAGCGTGGTTAAAAG